CGGGTCCCACACCCGGACCTCCACGTCCGGGGTGAGGTTCGCGGCGGAGAGGCGGGGCAGGAAAGTGTGCAGGGTGTCCTTTAAGGGGAGCTTGCCGTTCCGCCCCAGCATGCTGGCGAGCGCGGCGGCGACGCCGCCCAACAGCCCACCCCCGCCGCCCCTAACCCCCGTCCCAGTGCAGCCTCGCCCCTGCGTTACGCGCCTTCAGGCGCCGGTCTACGCACTCAAAGACGCGCTGAAAAACCTGCCCGTTTACCTCACGTTTTCCGTGACAAATTGTAAGCTTAGGCGCAACATGCCGGCGGGTTTTTCAGACAAAAGGAGTAGACCCAATGAGACTACAAACACGCACCCCGGCCGCGGCTGTCGCCCCGGCCTTTATCGCCCGGATGGCGCGCATGACTGAAGAGCTGGAGTCCTTTGCGGAGTCTCTAATCGATCAGGATGACGATGCGGACATGCTCCGCGAATGCGAATGCGCAGCTTGCACAGGCGAGGCGCTGTGATGCTCTCGCCCATGCAACAGAGATTGGCCAGCATAGGCGCTGCAGTTGCAGCGGCTATCGGCGCATTCTGGCTAGGCGCCTGCTACGGCGAAGCGCATGCACGCATTGCGACATGGCAGGCCGTGCATGTCTTTGTGAACGGCGCCCGCCATGTGGTAGACCACAACCTCACACTTGATGACTGCCTCCGCCTGCAACAGAGGCGGAGCGTTGAATGCGAAAGGATGGAACAATGACCCTGACTGCAGAGACAGCGGCGCGAGTCGCCGAAGTGAATCCCCAAGCGGCCTTCATCGCGCTCGCCGTTGGCGCTCTTATCGTCGTCGCCCTTGCGGTCTACTTCAGTGTGAAGCGCTAACATGAAGACGCTCACCATCACACTGCAAGGGCAAGCAATCGCCAAGGCGCTAGCGCCTGTCGCCTATTCATTCGCCCATCTGTACATTCGAGACACAGCGATGGTGCGCGGCGTGAAGCCGCTCACCTCCGATGAGCGCGAACGCCTCCGCGATTGTCGGCGCACGCTTGAATGTGTGTGCCCTGACCTTCCGCCCGTGGTCGAGCCTGAATGGCCTATGCACTATCGGCCCGAAGACATGGTCACGGTCAAGAAAGGCCGCGTCAAAGACATCGCCGGTTTTTCCATGGTCTTCGGCCGTGAAGAGAAGCCGAGACGCGGCGCAAAGCCTGTTGCCTACTATTCGCCATCGCTTGTGTCCAAAGCCGCGGACGAATGGCGCGACGCATTCGTGAAACTCATGACTGAAACACAAGAGCAAGGAATCAACACATGACCTACGCAGCACTAACAGCGGACCAAATCGCAAGCGTTCGCGAATTTGCGCGCATGAAAGGCCGCCGATGGAAAGAAGAGGCGCGGCTCTTGTGGCAATCAGCGGATATCAGCGCCGCTTATTCCGCAGACTGGCGCGCGGTCCTGACTGACGTCTACGCGCTTCGCAATTCGCACGGGCCGTCATGGCTAAACAGTTTCCGGCTCGAAACGCCCTACACACTGGCGCAGTTGAAAGACGCGGCGAGCCGTTACGGCTTAGGCGTGAGATTGAGGGAAAGCGAATACCGCATCGCATGGCCCGATGATGAGGACTCCGCGTATTACACGGATGACTCGGAAGACCCCTACCGCACCATTTTCGCCATGGGCCAACGCACGGCGCTTCGCGAAGGCAACGCCGGAACGATATTGAGCGACGCTCGCAGTCTGCAAACCGGCCAATTGCTGCACTAAAACCAGAGAGAAAGGACTGAAGACATGCTTAGGAAGTTCACGAAAGAAGGCCGCTTTGAATGCGGGCTAGAAGACGTTGTGAAGGGCAAGGTTTGGTGCTTCGTTGCCGTCTTGCCCGGTCAGAAAAGCGCGCCCAATGCGGCGCTAGGCGTCGCTATCGCCAATGAGCGCGGATACACGCCCATTCCGTTTCATTGGGCGCATTCTGATACGTGGGATGAAATGAAAGCCCATGCCGCAGAGCTAAACGACGCTGAAGGCTTTGACGCTCGGATGTGTGCGCGCATCGTTTCAAGCACGATGGCCGCGCAAAACAAAGCTGAACGCGAAGCGGCGCCCATTGCGATGATTGGGAAACACAAAGTCCGCGTTTCGCGTGAAGGCGTCGCCGCGTTCAATCGCAGTTGGCCGGGTTCTAAGTTGCGCGACACGCGGGCTTACTGGTTCGAATTCGATGAGGAAGGCAATCTCGTTGATACTGACTGCCCGGAGTCGGATGACGGGCCGGAAGCTGCGGTCATGTCGGATGACTGCAAGGCCTTTGCCTTTGAAGATGAGCGCCCGGAATGGGCGCACGAATGAGGAGTCAGACAATGAAAGGCACTCTTTATTTCTACACGAACGAATATGTAGAGCATCATCTGCGGCCGGATGAATGGCCGCTGGACACTGAAACAGACGCCGAAGCTTCGCGCAAAGCTTTGCAGCTAATCGCGGAACGACTCGGCAAGCCTGCAGGACTCGTCCGCTTTTCATCTTACACAAGCGACACGCCAGACGTGGAAACATGCCAGCGCATAGGCGGCGCCTGGACTCGCATTGGGTACGCTGAATTTGTCTACTGATCCGCAAGCAACAAAAGGACTCAAACTATGACCAAAACCTTTCGCACTTTCCCCAATCGTCTGGACAAGCAATTGATGTGCTTCGATTCGGACGATGTAGCCGCGCTTCTCCACGATATCTGCACCAATTCAGCAACAGGCCATGTGCGTCAACTTCGCGAGAGCGGGCCGGTTTCCGTTCCTTATGCGTCACACGCTAAGGTTGTGGAGCATCTCAAACGCTTGGGCTGGCGTCACAGCAACTAGTAAGGACCATTACCTATGACCGATCTACTCAAACTTTTGCACGAGTCCAAAGGCGTCAACACTGTCTCGCCTTGGCGGGACCGCTACTACGTTAGCTTGGTTGGCTTTGACCGATCCTTGGCGGGGGACCGTACTCTCAAAGTATGGGCCAAGGATGACGTCCTAACGATCCAAAGCGGCAAGGGCTACATGAGCACAGCGATGCGCTCCGCGCTCGCCACGCTCGAAAGCGATTTGATCGCGGGCGGATATGTGCGCAAGGGCTACTCCGATAGCATCAGCGCCACGTATTGCCGACCGTAATCTAGTTCAGCAACACACAAGGAGTCTCAGTTTATGCCTTTCCTTCCGGGTTCACTCATTCACGTTCCTAACCGCACCCAAGACGATTGGGATGCGGAGGCAAAGCGCCGAAGGAGGCGCATGCTGGATAACCTAGCCAATCTTGGATCGCGCCTAGCGCGGCTCAAGAAAGAGACAGGCGATTGGCGCGAGACCGCCAGAAAGGAAGCACGCGAGCAATATCCGGATCGCGCCAGCAACACAGGCGCCGCCTTTGGGCGCGACAAACACTTGCATTGGGTCGAGAACGCGCGCGAGGTCTTGCGCCATCCGCGGTGGGCTGACGAGATTCTACCGCTTCGCCATAGCGGATGGTTCACTTTCCCCGATGGCGATCCGCCGGAAGTGTATCGCGGCGTTGTTTTCCAGCTTGTCGCCAAACACGGCAAGACTCGTTTCATCTCGGGCTATCAGGCGGGAGAAGAATTCCGCCGTCCGCGCGCGTTCCACAATTCATGCTGCGTAGAGTCTGCCGCAGTGCTGGACTTTTCCAGCATCACGGATGACGAACGCGAGGCCGCGCGCTATGCGGATCGACTCGCGGAGATAGAAGCGGAAAAGGAGCGCGATTACCGAGAGGCATGGCAAGCCGGCGCCCGCGTGCAAGATCAGCGGCGCGAGATAAAGCAAAGGCGCGCCGAAGCTTTGCACACTGCGGCGGAGTTTCGCCAAGCCAAGCGCCACGCCAAGGCGCAAGGCAAAGACGAGTCGACCTATGCTCGCCTTTGCGCGCTCTACCGGGCCGACATCGCGGACGCTTGGGCGGCCATCTGCGAAGCGCGACGATCCATCGAAGAGCTGACACAGCGCTATCAGCGCGGGGACGGCTTCGAAGACGGACTTGCCGACAACTGATCAGCCTACCAATCAAAGGAGTCTCAGCACATGACCAACACTGCAAAAGCCCCACGCATGCCCTACGATGCAAACGCGGTCCTATCATTCGAGCCGAAGCGCAACGGGCGCAACTTTGCCGAAGACAAAGAAACCGTTTGCCAATTCATCTACATTTGCGCAACGCCAAACTATGACGCGAACAAATGGCGCGGACGCTTCACGCAAGCCGTGGTCGCCCGCGTTTACCGCTCCCGATCCAATCGCTACGCAGACGCGCGGATTTATGCGAGCGTCTGGATTCACTTGCCCGACCATTCGGACACGGCCAGCGGCCACGGCTACGCGGACGGATGCGACTATCACAAGCCGAGTGCGGCGATTGACGCGGCCTTCGCTTCGGCAGGCGTGAAATTCGCGGCGCATTTCGATGGCTACGGCGATGAAGCTATAAAGCACGCCATGACCGCGATTGCCGAACATGTCGGCTGGCGCAACGGCGAAGTGTTGGAAGTCTGATAGGAGCAATGCATATGAGCTATATTCGAGTCATCCCGCGCGACCTGTTCAACGAGTCGAAACTCTTGAAGTGTCTCGGCGCCCTATACATCGAATCCGAGCGCGGGGTTTCTGGCTTACGCTGCAACCTTCACGTGGTGTTTGATGACGAGGGCGAGCAAGCGCCTTTCCTAATCGATCAAGACGAGAATACAGGCGCCATTTTCGTGCGCAACGTCACGGTGACTTACAAAGGCCGATTGCTTCACTGCTACACGGGACTCAATGCACGCGACGCGTACCCGATGTATGCAGAATGCGGCGACGATTGCGTCGTTGTGTTCACGGATGCGGGCAAGCTATCGGAAGAATTCTTGACTTGGATTCCCAAGGAGTCGCACGAATGACAACGTCTGAAGACCTTCGACTTTTTCACTCTGAAAAAGAGCTGGCCGCTAGCGGCTACATCTTCCGTATTCAAGACAATGGCGGCGCCACTGTGGACAGATACACAGTCGCATTCTGCGATGGCGATTATCTGTCGCTGTCGGCTTGTCCTTCACATCCCCTAGGCGTCAGCCAATGGGGCGAACGTATCGACGTGCAGCACTTGCAAGAGGAAGCCGAGCAAGGCCGCGCGGTTGACTTGCAATTCGGCGACTTGCCCGACTCGATCCGCGCTCATGTCGTCTCGCGCGTCAATGACGGCTGGCGCGATTTTCTAAACCGTGTGCGCTTGGGCGATCCTTCGGCCGTGGCCGATGATCGCGAGTCGGTTGATGAGCTAAACGAAGGGATACACGACAGCGGCGGCAAGGGCATTTATCGCGACACCAACGGCGCTTATTGGGTTGCGATGGATGGCGGCCCGGATGATCGCGGACCTTTTGCAACCCCGCGCGCTGCCTTAGCCGCAACGCTTCCGGATGAATACAGCCTTAGCGGGCCGGAATATCATTCGTCTTGCGATGCTAGCTCACTCAACCCAATGCCGCACGTCGTCCAAGCCATCGCCGCGCTAGAGGCGCGCGTTTCTGAAACTGTGGAGCGCTAGACCATGACTCAATTCATCCTCGACTCGGCAGGCGACGTGAACGGAGTCGCATTCAGCGACCTCGACGATTTCACGCGCGCCTACATTGAGTGCATCTTTTTTACGAACAATGAGCCCAGCACGACTCGCGAGACGCATTCAGAAGAAGACGTGCACGAAGGCCGCATATCCGAGCTTCCGGGCGATTACGGCTTTAGTGATTTAGATGGCGATGCACTGGCCGAAATAATCGCGGACTGCGCAGCCTTCCAAAAGACGCCCGAATGGCGCACCGCGCTTGCCGCGTTCGAGTCCGATCCAGAGCCCTTTGCCGAAGTGACGTGCGATGGCGGAATCGAGCAACAGGGCGGCCATGACTTTTGGCTGACTCGTTGCGGCCACGGCGCCGGGTTTTGGGAAGACGAATGGCCGCAACCGCACCGCGACGCGTTGAGCGCGTTATGCGGCTGGCGCAAGCAATTCGAGAACCGCGACGTGATGCGGGGCGATGACGGCAAGGTCTACCTCGCATGAGAGAGTCGCTTCGCATCGTGTCGGACGCTCAAGGCTTCCATATCGTTCAGGGCGATGAAGCTTTGGCCGGGCCGTTCTTTACGCGGGCGCAGGCCGAAGCTTATCTTTGCGGCTGGACCGACAAAGATGTGTCCGCCCGCGTCACGCTTGGCGAGCTGGCGCGCTTTGCCATCTCGCTTGGCGTCTTGGGCGCGGTCATCTTTTCCATTGCCGCCGTGATCGTGCAGAACGCTCCCGCGATCGCCGCGGGGGGCGTGGTGTTATTCTTGCTGTTGATGCTAGTCGGTCTCTGACCGACTCTCGTCGACCCAAACTTGACGGGCGCCGCACCATCCCGGCGCCCGTTTTCTTTTGCCCGTTGCTGGGGCTGGCGTGGCCGCTGGCGCGCGTTTCGGCCAAGGGCGGTGCCGTAACCGCCTTGCCGGCGGCTGGCGCGCGCGCCTAGCCCTTTACCTGCGGATCGCATTCCCAATTGGACGGTAGCGGATTCCCATTTGGCCGGGATCGCCGCGGCGTCCAGGCGGCGTCCAGGCGGCGTCCAGGCGGCGTCCAGGCGGCGTCCAGGCGGCGTCCAGGCGGCGTCCAGGGGGCGTCCAGGGGGCGATCCCTTCGCCCCAGAAAACTCGAAGGGGCGCCTGTGCGGGCGCCCCTTCTGTCTCAGCGGCGCTTTGCCAGTCATCAGGCCCTGGGTTGGGGGGACGGGCCTGCAAGCCGATGTATGCCGATAGCCTTGATTCGATGCAAGCCCCAGAGCGCGCCGTCTTGTGGATTATTTTTCCCGCCCACTTTGGCGCGCCCGAGTCAATTTGCCTCACCTAAGGGAAAACCACGATTGACGAGCCAATTCCCACTTTGGCGCGCCCGAGTCAATTTTCAAAAACCGATTGCGCCCACTTCGGAACTCCACAATAAAATTGAGGTTTCGGTAACCGCGCCAAACTAAAAGGTTGGATTCGGGGCGCGGACAAGGTCTGGGGCATGCAGTCGGGCGAGGAACGCTTTCTCTATCTTGTAAAGGCCGTCGAGCGCGTCCGCTTTCTGAGGCGATATGCGCAGTGGTGCGGCGCCCTTGCCCTCGCCTATTTCTTCGCCTGCATAGAGGCCGTGATGCGCAGCGAACAGAGCGAGCTGGAAGCCGAGTTCGAGATCGATTGGCGCAAAGAGATCGGGGGTATTCTCGCAGCATGATCCGCAAGCCCCACCATGGCGATGCATCGCAGTTCGCTCTCATCGGCGAGGCTTGGGCCAAAGCCGCAAAGGCGCTCAAGGAAAACGAGCCGGTGCTGAAAGAGATCAAGATTGCGCCGGGCATGATGGGGGCATTCACGTTCGTCCTGTCGCTGGCCGGCGTCGAAGAGGTCAAAGAGCTGGAGCCCATCGAGCAAGGCTTTGAATATCTGCCTCGCGTCAGCGGATGGGGCGGCGTCACAGTGAAAGAGGATTGGATGCACAGCTACGGCACGTGTGTCGCCGAGCTGGTCTATGCCGACGGCGCGCGGCGCTTTTATGATTGGAGCTTGGGCTCATGGGTTCCGGAGATAAGGCTGGATGTTGACCCCGATAGGCAGTGACCCCGACGACCGGCTCGGCACTTATATTTGCTTTGCCCAGCGCGCCAAAATCGCCCAGAAGAAGACAATGACTTGGGCCGTGCTTACGCGACAAGGCGGCGGGTTGCATCTCGGCGACGTCAAATGGTTCGGGTCTTGGCGTCAGTATTCTTTCTTCCCTCAGGCGGGCTGTGCGTTTGAGAAGACGTGTTTGCGCGAGATCGCGGAATTCTGCGAGGCGCGCACCAAAGAGCACAGAAGCCGCGCATCATGAATGACGTCTACGATCTGTCGCCGACGGAAGAACAGATCGACAAGCTGTTCGAGCAGCTTGCCGTCGAGCTTGGCGCCCTCACCCGAAGCCTGGCCCTGATCAAGCCGCCGACTGATGTCGCTCCGGTCCGCCGCATCGGGCGCAGTGTGACCCGGCTTCGACGGGAATTTGCCGAGCGTAAGCGTGCGTAGCGTTCAACACCATAAGAAGACGGGCGGAAAGCGATGCGTGGGCCTCAAACAGAAACTTTGGAGAAGCCTATGAGCGCTCTTAGCGTCGACAACGTTCTTAGCATGCTGCGCGAGCGCGGGCCGCTGGCCCGCACAGACCGGTTCCTCAACGAGCATGGCGAAAGCTGCGTCGTGGAGACGCGCTTTTATCCCGAGGACGAGGCAAGGCTGCCTTTCAGCTTCACGGCGACGCGGCTTGGGATCATGTCGCCCCTGTTCCGCTTGACGCCGCTGGAGCTGATGATGATCGCCGGCAATCTCGCATCGATGCTCGACCGCGCCTATCCGCCGGGGCGGGTGCACACATCGCACGAACTGATGCTCGGCAAGTGCGGGCACTGCTCGCAGGACGAGCTGCGCTTCCCCTGCCGGACAAAGAAAAGCATATGAGTAAAGCGCCGGACGATGCGGACTATATTCAGGATACTCCGGAAAAAACGTTAAAGTACGCGATCTATTGGCGTCGCGCACGAGCTAAAGACCTTCGCGACCGCGCCGGGAAACTGGAGCATGAAATGCGCGAAGCCTGGCTTGAAGCGCAAAAATTTGACGCCGCGGCCGACGCTTTCCAGAATGCTTTGGACAAGATTGAATCCGAACCATGATCTACGGCGATTATCCCTGCTGCAACCAGCCCTTCGTCGCCTTGATGCCGGAGCGCACGCCGGTCTATGAGAAGGAGACGTGCCCACACTGTGGCGCCATCGTGTGGCACCGCCTAGCGCGCGTGATGTCGAAAAGCTGGACCGAGGCCGACTTTCTGGCGACGCACACAGTTGATCAGGCGACAAAGCTGGTGACGCCGAACGAGTTCGAGCAAGCCGCCATCGAGACCGACGAGCTGCTGCTGAAATTCATGTGGGAGAGACTGGGTGTGAAGCTATGAAGGTCGTGGCGGATAAATTGATGCGCTTGGCTTTAGCGGCTGAGGCCCGATACAGGAATAAGAGCCTGGATGATTTGCGCCGGGTCCTTATCGGCCAGATCAGATACCGCAGTCTTCCGCGCCGCATAATCATCGTAACGCCGGTGCGAGCCCTCATCGGCGAGCATGTCTGCGAGTCGCGCATGGGCGAGCACTACACAGATTTCTATCCGATCCTCAGCGGCATCCACCAGGTCGACACTTTTGACATCGTCCGAACCTGCGGGGCAGACTGGAATGCCCCGGCCGGGCACGAGCATGATGAAGTCGACATCTACTGCGACGGTAAAGGCGCGCTGCGCGAGCCGCCCTTGTTCATGACTGTGCTGGCGAATTACCCGCAGCCCATCGCCGGCCGCCTGGTGATCTGCGGGGGCGATGGCATGGGCGAGACGATCTCGGCGCCGGCCTGGCTCACGCCAAAGCTTGTCGCAGCGAACATAAGGTGCCGGGTTTCATTGTGACGCTGACCCAACCATCCGGCATTCCTCGCTTCAAGCTCAAAGGCAAGCAGGTTGTTGAATGCGATGATCAGGACTGGCTCCAATGGATGCTTGCCGTTCCTGATCGCGGCGTCGCACGCACACAACTCGGGCGAGGCCTTGTTGTGTCGACCGTCTTCCTGCTCGCTCCGGTTCAGGGCCGCCGAAACGGGGAACCGGTTTGGCTTAACTTTGAAACCATCGTGTTCCTGAATAACGAGGCGATAGAGCAGCACAACTACCTGGACTGGGAAGAGGCCGAACAGGGTCACAGAGATGTGGTCGGGGCTGTGCGCGCGCGGGAAGGTCTGAACCAGGAATGAAGATCATCCACGTCGTGTGGCAGATCAACCCGCTCGATCCGCCGCCCTTTAACCAGACGCCGCGCTATTACGGATCATTCGCCACGCTTGACGAGCTGCGCGATCAGCTAACGATCGACTTTACCGGCTTCTCCGATGTCCCGACGCTTGGCCCGTACAACAAGATCGCCGTCACCAAGCCAGATGGCGGCGACGCCGCGTTGTATTGGCGCTGGCAGGATACGGATGATGCGCCGTGAGCGATTGGCGGCAAAGCCGTCATCAATTTTCGGTAGTGTCCGAAGGTATGATCCTGCCGATGAGTCGCATTCCCGGCGTAGACTTCATGTTCTGGCGCGGCCTGGTTCAGAGCTTCGTCGCAAGGGGATATTCGCTGGACGAAGCGATTATGTTCGCCGACACTCACATCGAGGCCCTTAAAGACCGCGGCGACATGTCATGGCGGAGATCGCAAACATCTATGTCGGCTTCACCCGCCATGTGGTGATCACCGCCCGCGGCGATCTATGCCGCCTGCCGGATGTTGCAATTCAGGACAGCGACGGCCTGGTTTACAAAGGCGCGTATTTGGATAGCGGGAGCTTTGCAAAAGCGCCTGAGGCCAAACCGCTGTTCGCGCCGGCCGATTATCCGCTGGCGCTGTACGATCCGGTCCTTGGCATGTCAACTGCACGGCAAATTTCACTGCCGGAAGAAACCCCGCTTCAACCGGTTGTCAGCTAAAACGCAACATCATGAGCAACGCGCCCAAGAGGAAAAGCCAGACCCAATTGCCGCCGGGCGCCCGCCTGGCCCAGCGCCTGTTGCGCATTCTCGACACGCCGGAGACAGAGTTGATCGCGCTGCGCGACATCCAGATTTGCTTCGACCTCCATGTCGAAGACACCCGTCGCCGCGGCGTCGTGTTTCTCACCGGCGAATGGGCCTGGCTCGACCAGCTCCTGCGCCGGGTCGGGGTCAAGACCCTAAGCGACGTTCCAAAGCACCAGCGCGCCTGGCTGTGCCGCCAGCTCGCAGATCGCCGCACCGGCGGCGCCTGGCGCTGTCCCTCGATCTGGAGGAATGGGTGATGCTCGATCCCCGCAGACTGCTGGTCGATCACGTTCCGGATCGTGTGTTTCCGATGCTGGGCGCCATTTCCGGGCATGCGGTGTTTCCTCAGGATTACCGGCAGACTGCGGTTCTGCCGGTAAACCCGTGTTCGCGACGTCAGCTTATACGCGACAAGATCAACGCCCGCTGCGTGCGCCAGGATCGCGGCTATGTCGATCACAATGGCGAGCCCAGCCTCTGCAAAATCTGGACAGGTCCCAACAGCGGCAAGCCCGGCCGCGGCCGCAACGGACGAGGGCATTCCTACGGCCGCATGAACCTCGATGGCGGCACGGTCGCCGTCCACATCGCAAGCTGGATCGTCGACCACGGTCCGATACCGCCGCGCAAGCAGCTCGACCAGAAATGCTGCCAGCGCGACTGCTTGGAAGACGCTCACATGCAGCTCGTCACCCACAAGCGCAACCAGAAGCTCCGCGATCTGCGGCGCAAACAGAAGGAGACGTGACTATGGAGTCCGACCTCATCGCGAAAGTGCTGAATGATCTAGGCGAGGCCGGCAGGTTCGCGCTTCAGCACGGCGCCCGCAGCATCTGGGCGGACGCCGCATCGGGTCTTGTCGCCGGCTCGATCCTTTTCCTCGCCGGCCTCATCGCCTTCGTCATCGGGATGCGCATGCCGCTGATCCACAACAGGCAAGGGGAGAAGATCGAATACGAATGGACCCCGCAGAAGGGCCTCACCATCATCATCGGCGCCGCGGTTCTGGCTGTCGGGTTCGGGGTGATCTTCAGCAGTCTCGGCGACTTTCTCGAACCTGTCGGCGCCTTCATCCGCCGGCTCGTCGCGCAAGCCACTGCCTAATTTCGAGCCGAATCGATCCGCGGCGAACCGATCCGATGTGAGGCGAAGCGAGTCTAAACGAACCGATTCGACCCGCCGCGAGGCGAAGCGAGTCGATCTGACCCAAACCGATCTGAACCGATCTTAAACCGCAGAAAGGAACTACATATGAAACTGACCAATGTGATCCTCACGATCAAAGGTGACTCTCCGTATTCGGCGAGTCGTCAGCATGACGAGCCCCATCTCGAAGGCGAGGGGAAGGACGACTACGACAAAAGAACCTGGCGTTCAAAGCTGACAGTCGGCGCCAACGGCAATGTCCTGATCCCTGCGTTTGCGTTCCATCAGGCGTTGGTCTCGGCCGCGAAGTATTCAAAGCGCCAGATACCGGGCCAAGGGAAAGCGACCTGGACAGCCAAATTCCAAGCCGGAATCATGGTCATGTCCGATCTCGATCTTGGTGTGAAGCCCGAAGACTTCGGCCCTATCGACATCAGCGCGAACGCTGACGGCGTTCGCGGGTCGGGCAAACGCGTTCCGAGACGCTTCCCCATCATTTCGGAATGGTCGACGACGTTCGAGATTTTGATCCTCGATCCGATCATCACCGAGGATGTGTTCCGCGAAATGGTGGAGCTGGCAGGTTTGTTCAACGGCCTCGGCCGTTTCCGTCCGCAGAACGGCGGCATGAATGGCCGTTTCCATATCGAGCGGATGAAGTGGACCGACAACCGCAAATTGGCCGCATGAAATTCCCCGAACCGAATTGAAACGAGACTAGGCGACTTGCCCCTATTTGAGGCGAAGCGACGGGAAACGAACCTACCGGATGCGAGTCGGGCCGAAGTGATCTGAAGCGACACGAAAGGAACTACAATGAACTACACAGCCAGCGCCGAGAACATCAAGGCGCGCGCCGAGCTGATCGAAGCAATGAAGAACACCCCAATTGGCGGAGTTCTGACTCTTAAGACGATCAGCGAAGTGCTTGGGGGCGACATAAACGCCAAGCGTCACGTGCTCCAAGCCGCGCGGAGCGAGGCGACCGAAGAGTACGGCCTTGTTTTCGAGAGCGTCTACCGCGTCGGGTATAAACGCTTGCCGACCGAAAATCTGCCTGTCGTAGCTGAACGTGCTCGTTCCTCTATAAGATCGAAGGCGCGTCGTGCGATTAAGTCCATCGAGGGCGGCGTGAAGCATGCCAACGATGTGCCGCGCGCTGTCAGGCGACGTCTTTTTGGCGAGCTGTCTGTCCTCGGAACGATCCAGGCTGCCGCACGGACGAGTACTGTGAAACGGGCTGAGCAGGATGTCGAGCGCGTGCGGGCGCCGTCCGTAGCGGAGACCGCGAAGAAGTTGGCGCGCATGTTCGAGGATTAGCAACGTGACCAAGCAGCGGATCGCAAAAGAGACCGACGCCGTGCGTTGGCTCAAAGCTAATCCGGCCAAGGCCGCGACGATACTGGAGCGTGCGCTCAAGCAGTGCATCGCTCCAGCGACGTCCGACTGGCTGTTGTCTCTGTGCGCGGCCGAGGGGATGAATGAGGATAAGGATGACCGCGATCTGCTGTGACCTGGCATGGTCCTTGAAATGCTCTCGCTATGCAGACCAGGGAGCAGCTCAAGGTCATCGTGATCCGTAATCGCGCCGCGCTCGAAGGGTTCGGCGATCTGATGCGGCGGTTCATGGCGCCTGTGCCAAATCTGGTCAGTTCGTTTGAGGCTATCGACGATCCGAAGGACTTGTCGATGACGAATGTTGCGGGCGCGCGCTTGATTTGTCAGCTTATACGCAACTAACCTGCGCCTAAGTCGAGGGAGACTTGATCTTGCAGACCCCAGCAGCACTCAGCCTTGAGGAGGTTGCCAGCTTCGCCGCTGAACTTTCCAAACATAGCGGAAAACGTCTGCCGCCGACGCCGCGCAAAGACCGTCCTTGGTCGGATCGCGACACGACAACGGCGCAATATCGCTTCCGCCAGGCGATGCGCGCCCGTTATAACGACGGGCAGCAGGTCCCGCCGGCGTTCGCCCAAGCCTTTCAGGCTGCGGACGCGCGCAACGCGCGGCGGACCTTCTCAGGTCTCGCCAAAGGCCATGAGAGCAAGAACGCTCCCAACGTGCAACCCCCGGCGCGGATCAGCAAGACAATCAACGCGGTCAATAAGAGCGCCAGCCGCAAAGTCCGGAAGGCGCAAGAGCGACGGCTCGCCAAGGAGTTCGACAAACGGAGGCGCGCATGATCGCCGGCATCAGTCCCGCCCCGCTTACCTTCGAGGCCTACGCTGACCTATCCAACGTAAGCTGGAAGAACAGCCGCCTTAAAGGTTCGGCCGTCATGGGCTTCTTCCATCTTGCGACCAAGTACGCAGGCGAAGCCGGCGAGTTCAACGAGCATCTCGGCAAGTCGCTGCGCGATGATCCCGACACGCTCAACTTGATCGAACGGTTGAGCGTACTGCGCTTTGCGCCCGAGCGCCGCGCGGCGCTTCTGAAAGAGCTGGGCGATGGGCTTTGGTACATCGCCCGCCTCGCCGAGATGCTCGACAGCACCCTGGCCGAAGTCGCCCAGATCAACATCGACAAGACTTGCGACCGGCACGAGCGGGGCGTGATGGGCGGCGACGGAGATAACCGGTGACCTATATCCGCAAGTCCGCCAACACCGCCAAGCTTCAGCGCGCCAAGATGCTCGCCGAGGCGCGCGAGCGCTCGGACCAGGCCGGCGACCGCAAGCATGTCGTCGACAAGCGGTGCGAGGCCATTAACGCGTTCTGGGCCGCCAAGGGCTATAAAATCAACGCTCGCGCAGTCGAGACTTTTCCCGGCTCCAAGCGCTTTTTCGTGCGCTCCAATCTTCGCAACGGCGCCCCGCGCGGTTACGTTGAGAAGATTCGCCAGGCGAAGGAAGCAGCGCTGCGCGAGGCGAACATCCATCGTTTGAACGCCCGCCCTTATTGATAGAGGCCTAGTGATGCGGATCGTCTATGAGCATAACGGCTTTTACGGCCAGTACGGGAGCGAGAGCGGTTTTCGCCAGTCGAGCTGGCGCCGGCCGGCAAAGGAAAAGCGCGCCGACTATGTCGAAGGGCTGCCAATCCTCAAAGGATCGGTCTTTCTCTATGGCGTCGCCGGCATCCGCGACGAGGCGCTGACCGACAGCGACGAGTTCGACGGCTGGCCCAAAATGCTGCCGGCCGATGCGCTCGCAATAGGCAAGCCGGCGCGGCGCCGCAATGTGGGGGACTTGCTGTGATCGACGAGCGCATCCGCAACCGCTGCGCCTTTTCCTGCGACCGCAGCATCGTCCCGTATCAGCCGGTGAACGTCGTTCACTGGCTCGATGATCTTGCGGCGTTCATCGACGCGCGCCGCCGCGGCTATGCGACCACGCTATGCGCCATCCTGCCCCACGACATGAACATGGCGGTGATCTGGGCGAGCAATGATATCCCGGACGTCTGCGTTCACGAATACGCCTCAACCCCGCGTGGCGTGGAGCGCAAGCCGAAATTCACCGCCCTCGGGCATGCCGAGCGTATCGCCATCGAAGAATGCGCCCGCAGGGGTCTGCCCACGCGCGGAGCCGCTCTGGCGGTCAACTGGTTTCCCTGCCTCTCCTGCGCTCACGCAATCGGCAATGCAGGTATCGCGCGCGTGATCGCCCGGCCCCCGGATGATGACTACCAGCCTGACAGCTACGACTTTCCCGCCGCGCGCAAAGTGCTCGCCGATGCCGGCGTCGACCTAACGCTTGTCTAGATTGTCAGCTTAAACGCAACAAGGAGCGCGTCTCATGTCTGACAAGAAACCCTCGGCCGCAAAGCTGGGCGACCGCTTCAACAAGGGCAAGCTGAAACTGGAACTTGTGCCTCATTCCTGGACCATTGCTCTGGCTCAGGTCTTCAGCCAAGGCGCGCGCAAATACGCCGACGACAACTGGAAGAAGGGCCTGTCGATGCGCGAATGCGTCGGCTGCCTGCTGCGCCATTTGAACCACGTGCTGCGCGGCGAATGGTATGACCGGGAGACCGGCTGTCACCATCTTGCGCACGTCGCCTGGAACGCCCTGGCGATCATGTGGATGCACATCACAGGCAAGGGCGTTCACGACCTGCCGGACGACGGCGAGCTTCTCCCCACCATGCTTGCGCCGGTCGAAGGCGTGATCTTCGAAAAGGACAAGGCCGAGGGCCAGCCGACCTACTATTTCATTGGCGTCGTCAAGAAGGCCGCGTGAGATGGCCGCTCCCCGCCTCACCGACAAAGCGCTTAAGGCGACCATCGCCGCGATCAAGCGCCACAATGGCGACCGGACGAAAGCCGGCGATGAGCTTGGGTTGACGTTCAACGGCGTTGCTGAGCGCATTAAGATCGCCAGGCAGCGCTGGGGCAAGGATGCAGTGCCGTCCTATCCCCACAACCTCAAGCGGCCAGGTCGCGTCGATCCGGCCGACATCCGCGATGCAGTCAAGGCGATGGAGATCGAGCGCGGAAGCGAGGCTGCCGCCGCGCGCCGTCTTGGCATCCCGCGTCAGACGCTGCAAACCCGTCTTGCCGCGGCAGAGCTGCAGCCCAAGCTCGCCAACGGCGCGCTGACCGAGCGGCCGCCCGTGGTGCGCCCAGTCCCCAAGCCGGGCCAGATCGCGCGCTATGTGCTGACCTCGCTTCAGAACAATACCTATCTCCATCCCTGCTGGCCCACTCTGCTCAACATCGCCGAGCGCCTGGACGCCGAGCTGATGGTCGGCTCGTTCTCCTATGTGCAGAAGGCGCAAGGCTCCGAGAAGCGCGGCACGGAAAAGCAGGAGCGGGCGCAATGGTGGGCGCCGGACGTCGAGCCCTATATCTGCGACGAGCTGGTGCAGCTTGCGCCGGGCCTGATGTGGAACGGCCACACCCAGAACTGGCCCACTGCGGTCGAGCCGCTCTCCGGCATGGACAATTATAACGGCCGCGCCTCGGGCATCTTCCCGCACGCCAAGCTCCAGATGAAGTCCATCGCGACCATCCAGGAAGACCCGACCAAGTTCCAGTACACCACGGGCACGGTCGGGCTCATGAACTACATCCAGCGCAAGGCCGGACAGAAGGCCGAGTTCGATCACGTCTTCGGCGGCCTGCTAGTGGAGGTCGACAGCGAGGGCAATTGGTGGGTGCGCCAGCTCATCGCCGACAACAAGGGCGTCATCTACGACCTGGAGACGATCTATCGGCCGGACGGCGCGGCCGAAAAGCACGACGGCGTCGAGGCGGTCCAATGGGGCGACATTCACGTCGCCCAGCTTGAGCAGTGGATGTTCGATCTCTGCTGGGGCAAGGACGGCATGATCGACGTGCTGCGGCCACGCCAGCAATTCTTTCACGATCTCATCGACTTCGAATCGCGCTCGCACCACAATCTCAAAGACCCGCACGTGGCCTTCAAGCTCTGGAAGCACGGGCGCGACAGCGTCTCGAAGGAAGTGTTCGACGTCGGCGAGTTCCTCAAGAAGTCCCAGCGTCCCTGGTGCCGCTCGCGCGTCGTGCCCTCGAACCATAACGAGCATCTCGGCAAATGGCTCAAGGAAGGAACGGTGCTGCGCGATCCGCAGAACGCTATCATCTTCCACGATCTCAATGCCGACTGGTATCGCGCCATCGCGGCCAACGACAACGATTTCGATCCGCTGCGCAGGGCCGTCGAGAAGATCAATCCCGCGCCCGGCGTTGAATGGCTGTCGCGCCGCAGGAAGTGCATCATCCTCAAGGCGCGCGGCGGCGGCCTGGAGATGGGGCTGCATGGCGATAAAGGTCCGCGCGGCGCGCGCGGCAATATCCGCAACCTCGCGAAGCTCGGCCGGCGCGTCTGCATCGGCCATTCCCATGAGGCCGGCATTTTCAACGGCGCCTGGCAGGCCGGCGTCACCGGCCGGCTCGACATGGAGTACGCATCCGACAGCCCGAGCGGCTGGTCGCACTCACACATCATCGTCCACCGCAACGGTAAGCGGCAGATGGTCACGATCTGGAACCGGCAGTGGCGCGCGCAGATGACGGCGCCGGCGAAGCCGGCGGCGTGAAGGCGAGACCGATGTCCATCCTGTTGACATTCACCGCCTCAAAGTTTGGAGACCTCTGAATTGCGTCCCTTCTTTCCATATTACGGCTCCAATTGGAACATCGCGCGCCACTACCCCGCTCCATCATGCGCCTTGGTTGTGGAGCCCTTCGCGGGCAGTGCAGGATACGCAACCTTCCATAGCTGCCCGCGCGTCCGACTTTACGACGCCGATCCTGTCATAGCGGGGGTGTGGTCTTATCTACTGCGCGTCTCGCCCGCCGAGATCATGGCGCTTCCCGATCTTCCGAACGTTGGCGATAGCGTTGAGGATTACGACCTACCGCAAGAAGCCAAGTGGCTCATCGGCTTCTGGTTGAACCGCGGCAGCGCGCAGCCGAAAAAAAGTCGCACCGCGTTTTCAGCCCGCACTGATCGCGCCCAACTTACATGGGGGCTCAAGGCCAAGGAGCGCATCACTCGGCAGCTCCCGATGCTGGCGGGCTGGAGCGTCGTCAACGCTTCCTTCGAGGCTGCGCAGCAGACTGAAGCCACATGGTTCATCGACCCGCCCTACGGCGACAAAGGGCGCTACTATCGCGTCAGGTTTAATGAATTTGAAGCCTTGGCGTCATGGTGTCTTCGGCTTCATGGGCAAGTAATCGTCTGTGAGGGGCCGGGCGCCACTTGGCTCCCTTTTGAACGGCTCGGAAGCTTCAAGTCTGCTAAGGGCCGGGCCGAGGAGCGGGTGTTCCTGCGCACTACCTCGTAAGCGCCAAATTGATGCCAATTCGGGAAATAGGGAGAAAGTCATGACCCGTAACTCACGCACATCCGAAGAGATGCTCGATGCGCCGGCAGCCAGCCTCACCAAGGCGGCCCGCGAAAAACTGCGCCAGACGGTCGCCAAGATCGAAAAGCTGGAAGAGGAAAAAAGGGAGGCCGGGCTCCACATCAAGGACGCCTATGCGGAAGCCAAGGCGATGGGCTACGACGCCAAGGCGCTCAAGGCCGCGATCCGTCTGCGCCGCCAAGACCGTAAGCAGCGCGAGGAGCAGCAGGCCATTCTGGACGTCTATCTTCATGCGCTCGGTGAAATCTGATGCCGCGCTCTCCCTTCTACATTTTTCGTTGGGGGCCTGTTCGCGTGAAGGCCTGGCCACGTTTCTCAGAACACCCAATCAGCACCTGGTTTACTTTTCACCGCAGTGCGACCGGTTCCTTGTTTCTGTGTGGTCCGGTCAGCATCTTTTTCTTGTCAAAGTATGACAGGGTGAAATTTCATGGCGGGGGCGCCTGATGGCCGCTCGACACTCGAAGCTGGTCCTGGCGCCTCCCGCTGTCGTCGCTCAGCTTAAGGCGAACCGGGAAGCCTACTACGAAGCGACAAAAGGGCTGCGCGTCCGTCCAGTGTGGGCCATGCATGAGGTCTGGGAAGAGCCGATGCTGAAGCATTGGGTCGGTCAGCATCTCGACGCTCTGCGCAAGGAAGGCAAGCAGAACCCCAGCGCGATCCTCGCAAACCTCGAAGGTGAGATTATCACGAGTTGGGAGATGCCGTGATGCGCGAGCCTTACCCTTACAGCTTCTATCGCAGTGTCGGCCACAGCCCGTTGGTCGCCTTCACGCTCTCGGCCCATCCGGTGCTGTGGTACGGGGCATGGGCGTTTGCCGGCGTCGTTCTGGGTATGGCGGTCCCGCTATGAAGGAGGCTTATCGGTTCGTTGGCGTTGTCAGCTTTTCTGCAACAAAAAATCGTCGCGAAGCCGAGGCGATCCTATGAGCGAGCGAACGCCGGTCACGTGGAAATACATGCAGACCTATGGCGGCAGGCGCATCTATCTCGATGCTGACCTGTTCGATCCGAATGCGATCAACGTCAACGACGTCGCCCTCGCCCTGCCGCACATCAACCGCTATGTCGGCCACTCGCGCTACGCATATTCGGTCGCCCAGCATTGTCTTGCCCTCTCCTACGCCGCCGAACGGGCGGGCATGGGCCGCAACGAGATCGTCTGGTTCTTCATCCATGATTGGCCTGAGTACATAACCAACGACATTGTGAGCCCGTTCAAGCGCGGCATGCCGCTCATCACAGCGCTCGATGCGCGCATCCTCTCGACGTTGGCGGAGCGCTACAATTTGACGCCCGAGATGCCCGACATCTGCCATGAATGGGATCAGCGCATCTGCCGCAACGAGATGGACGTGTTCGGCAATGCGAATCTGCCGGATGATGAGAAATGGTGGCGCGCGCTGGCGCCGATTTCTTTCGTCCACGATCAAGACCTGCAGCCCGAAAACCCGGATACGTTGCGTGGCCAATTCATTAACCGCATTCTCGAACTTCGGTTAGCGTGATCGCGCGTTTCCTTAAGACCTTGCTGCTAGTGTGAACGCCATCAAGGGAGATGGTAATGGACGACAACGATAATGTATGGGGTTTGATGAAAGGCGCCGATTCTTCAGGCGGCAACTGGCAGGAGGAAAACTCCCAAGGTTTACGCGATGCGAAAAATCACATCGTCGGGCTGCAAGGCTCGGGTAACACTCCGCTGTTCATGCAGCAGGTTCGTGACGCCATCACCAAGAAGTCGGCGGGCTACACGGCAGGCTATCTTTTTGTGCTTGCCGACAAGCTGCGCAGATGAGGACGGTTCAGGTCTTTCGCGGCGGCGAGCCGCCTCTCATCTATGAAGAGGTCGAGGGCTTCGAGCCGCTCTTCCTCGTCGGCGAGGCAAGAGCCCAGCTCTACCTCAACCGGAAGACGGGACAGATCATGACGCCGCCCAAGCCGGCTGAGGAGGTTAGAGATGAATAGGTCGCTGCCAGTTCAGGTCGCGAAATCCGAGGTCCCGGATCAAGAGCTGAGCGCCCTTGCAGCGCGCTCCAAGCGCCGGCCTGCGCTGGAAGCTCTGCTGGCCGTCAGCGCATCGCTGTGCATCGTGATGTTCGCTTTCGGTCTTAACATGCTCGCTGTGTAGCATGGCGCAGTATCCTGCGGCCTCCCGCTGCGCAGGATAAACTTTCCCGCTCGGGAACTTTCGTGACGACTGATCCAGCTTTTGCTGGCGATCCTCCTCACGGCTTTCCCGAGCGGGAATTTTTCCGGGCCTTCATCGGATGGGCGGCGCATGTCTCGAATGCGCGCACTAGCTCGGACCTCACGGTTTCCAGCGGCAAGCCCAGCCGGATGGCGATCTCCGAATAAGGCGTTTGCATCAAATGCATGCGGAATATCCGCCGCCGGCGGCGGGGCATGCGTTTCAGCAAGCGCGCGGCGGAAGCAAGTTCGGCATCCAGATCGTCGGCCACAGCAGGTCCCTCAAAACGAGGCGCACTCTGCCTGGCAGCCGACCGCAGGTCTTCATCGATTCGACGAGCTAAAGCGGCTTAGCGCCATTTATGCCGGCCGAAACCGGCAGGCCGAGGCCGACATCGAAACACTGCCCGAAGGCGGCGATCTTCTGGAGCGCCTGAAGCCGGCGCACTTCCCCTTCGACCACGCTCGAACAGGTCTGGGCGTCGCGAAAACGGCCTTCGGTAAGGACAAGGTCGCCTGCCGACGTGAAGTAGAGGACGAGCCCGAGTATCATGGCTGCGGCTTCTCCAGGTCGCGCACGCGCTCGTCAAGCGCCTTGATGTCATCCTGCATCCGCGTCACGACTTGTTCCTGTACGGCCTTGAGGGAGGCCGCAACCTCGGCGAGCTTGACCTGCGTGTCCTGGAGCGTGGTTGCGACCCAGACGGCCAGGGCGCAGATCACGACCTGCACCCCCGCGGCGATGTGCTTCAAGAGGTCTTGGGGCTTGGCAAGATCGGTCATGGCTACCTCCATCCGCACTGGTCTTTGCCAACGGCGTTGTGCTCTTTGGCCTGCTGAATCGTCTCGTCGGTGTCCTGATCGGACCAGTAGATCGGCTTGGCGATATCGCAGAAGCTGGCGACCGCCTGCGGCCGGGCATGCACGCAGGCGGCGGTGAGGAGCGCGACGACGGCAAAGCAGGTGCGATACATATCGGGCTCCTAATTCTGACGCTTGAAGCCGTCGTTAGCGCGCAGGGGATCGTGTCCGTTGGCTAGGGCGGGTGGAGAGAGCGGCGGGTCGATGCGGGAAAGGGGTGCAGGCGCCACAGGAGGATCGACACGCTTAAACCCGTCATCATGTTTCAGGGCCTCCGAGCTGGAGTTGTCCCGCCTCGCCCTGCGGCGCGCCTCTTCGGCGCGCCGGATCGACGAGAGCGAGCCGTTCGCCTCTTCGAGATCGCGGTCTTGCCGTTCGGCCTTGCGGCCCATGGCGAAGATCGCGAGCAGCGCCGCGGCGGCGCCGACCATGCCGGCCGCCCGGCCGCCGACATAGCGCCAAACGGCGAGCACAACGACCAGCGCGAGGCCGGCAATGACCGCAAGCGGAAGCCTGTCGAGCCCGAAGAGCATCTTGCTAGTCCTTGAGCTTGGGTTCGTCCGCCGCCATGGCGAGGAGGGCAAGAGCGAAGATCACAGCCTCGAAGTAAAGATCGAGCCTCTCGTCGGCGATGTTCATGCCGATCACGGCAAGCATGGCGGCGAACCCCCGGCGCGTAGAGGGCTGGTTGAGACGCTCGATCAGGGCTTGCACACGCTGGGGCGCGGTAAGCTTGGTCCAGTAGCTCTTGAGTTTGTTCAGCATGTCTGCCTCTTAGGGTTTTTTGGCTGGCTCGACGGCCATGCCCCCGAGCCGCAGGGCTTCGAGGAAGGCGAAGTGGTAGACCGAAATCTGGCTGGCGCAGTCGAGCCGGTTGATGATGCGGCGGGCCTGCACCGGATCGCTCTCGCGCTCGTTGAAATAATCGGCAAGCTTCTTGCCGGTGTAGATGCCGGCGAGCGCGCCATCGATCAGCGCCGCGACGGCGATCTCGGGATCAAGGGCAAGATCGGGATCATGGATGAGGTCGCGGTCGACCAGCTTGCCGAACGTCTCGTAATTGTAACGCCAGGTGATCTGAACCAGGCCGCGGCCATAATAGACCTGGCCGGTCTCCGCATCGGCCTTGCCGTAGGCGCGCTTGGCGACGCCGCGGCGCGCGGCTTCATCGTTCTCGGCAAAGGTCTCGCGCACCGGCTGCATCCTGCCGCCGGTCTCGTGGAAGGCGGTTGCGAGGATGTAGGCCAGATGCCGCGGATCGCCGCCATTGGCGAAACGCTTGAACCAGGCGTCCAGAATCTGGTTGACGCCGCGGACCTGGAGCGCCTTAAGGCGTCCATTGAACGGGTTGCCGCGAATGGCGTCGAAAAAGGTTTTCGCGTCACGAAGCATCAAGAACCTCTTGGGTGTCCACCCACGATGTTGCGTTTAAGCTGACAAGTCCAGCGGAATGTACGGCGCATTTGGCACGCCAGGTTCGGTCGCGCGCTCCACGCTGACGCCGTGCGTCTTTAGCGTCTCGATCATCGCGATGAGCTTGGGCGCGAACTGGTTTTGGTAACGCTCGGCTTTGGCCGGCCAGATATGGTCGATGTCCGCCATTCCGGTGTGCCAATGTGACGAGCCGCCCTGCTCGAACGTCATGTCGAAGCCAAACAGCACGATCCGCTTGGCCCCCATATGGAAGGCGAGATTGACCGTCATCGTGCCGCTGTCGAGCCCAGCGAGCACGCCGGGCTCGGTTGCGAGGTCGGCCGTCTGGTCGCGGTGCATATGGATTAACCTCGGGTGCGCCACGGCGAGACGATCCGGCGTCGTCGTCACCAGAGGCCCTGCATAGCTCTGGAGCACGACTTCGCGCAGGCGCTTCCAGTACCGGCTGTCGGCGAAGAAGCACGCCACGGCCCACGGCGCGAGCTTCCAGGCGTTATTTACGGCCAGGACCGGCCAGCCCGTGCGGCGCACACGCTCCATGTCGTAATCGCGCAAGGAGAGGCCCCCGCCAATGATCGCTACGGTTTGTCCGTCGAGGCGAGGCAGGCCGCTCACGCTAGCACACAATTGTCATGGCGTTGCGGCGGCGCACCGCAGGCGGGGCGTCGTCGTTGTAGATCACCCCCGAGGCCGAGCCGTTGATGATGGCCCCGCCGACGACGTTTGACAGAGCGACGATGAAATTCTCGTCCGGCTCCAGATCGTCATCGTCCTCGACGTCGATCTCGATTGTCTTCTGGGTCTCGCCAGCCAGGAATGTGAGCGAGCCGGAGGGAAACACTGCGCCGACGAAGTCGTATTCGTCGGCTGGATCGGTCGATGCGGGCTGAACTTCCCAATCGATCGTTGTCTCGCCGGAGACATCGCCCGAGCGGGTGACGATATAGGTGAAAGTCGTTGGCGATCCGCTGTTCTCATAGTGGGAGACCGAGGCCGGGCCGATCTCCAGGAAGGTCGTCACCGGACTTGAGCCGGTCGGCAGGGGCAGCGGCGCGCCGCTTGCCCAATATTTCATGCCGCCATCGCCGTTCGGGTCCGGCTGAAGCAACGGCGCGCCATTGGCCCAATATTTCATTGTCATGCCGTCCTCGCCATGTCGTCGAGATAAATCGAGCCGGCGGTTCCATCGCAGTCTACGAACACTTCAAAGACGCCGTCGGCGGATGCAGTCGGCGTCGTTCCCGTCAAAACCTCCCAGGTGTCCGCCCCGACGCTCATCGTATCGAGCACTGTGTCGCTGCTGACGCCGAGCGCATCGTTGCGGCGCAGGATGAGCCGCGGCGCATTGCCGTTGTAGGAGCTGGTCTTGCGCACCGCGACCTGGACATTGATCGCCTCCCCGCTGTCGACGGGAAGTTGAGCCACCGAGCCTTCGAGCTTCAGCGATGCTGATGCGGGCATGAGTTCCTGCGACGGAGAGGCGGTGTTGTAGACCGACGTGTTCCTCTGCGCCGTGCCATAGCGCGAGATGGTGCGGTGTACGGCCGTGGAGTTGTCGTGCGAGGAGCGAATATAGGAGCTGTTGCCGAGATAGGCCAGCGTGTTGGCGTGCGCCAGAGCAAGCGATCCGGTCTTGCAATAGTCAAGCGCCACCTGCAGGAGGCCATGATTGGTGGCGCCGGAGCCGGAGCCAAAATGGTTTGTGGAGGGCGCCGTGCGGCTCGCGATGCCGCTGGAGCCGTCCATGTTGCACTTCACCAGGCGAATGCCGGTCTCGATCAGCGGGTCATTGAAGGCGATGTTGTAGAGCATATTGGCGCCGGAGACCCGCTCCAGATTGCAGCTATCGATCAGGACATCGGCTGCATATGATTCGTTGAAGATCGAGATGTTCGCGACATTGCCGTCCCAGATGTCGATATTGTGCAGCCAGACTTGGTTCGGCTGACTTTCGAAATAGATGTTCGACGCAGCAAGACTGCTGGTGCTGACGTCTCCATTCCGGTAAGCCGCGCCTCCCGAAAGCTTCAGGCCGCGATTGCGGCCCCCGCTGAAATGGAAGCCGGTGCGGTAGTTGGAATGAACAACATTGCCGGTCATTGTAAGATAATCGGATGAGCCCCAAGTGTTGACGCCGAAGCGCAGGCCATACCCGAAGCCTACGCAAGTGTTGTTGTTGCACTGTGTCGCCTTTCCTTCGAAAGAGACCCCGATAGACGAGGTGCTAGTGTTGCCGAACAGCAGGTTGTTGTTGATCTTGATATTGGTTGGTGGGTCGAGCGCGTTGCGCACGAGAAGACAGGTGTTCACGCCGGACGCTGCGTAGGCGATGCAATTCGTGATCTCATAATTATCGTGGTTGCTAAATGTCGTACTCAATAAGATGGCAAAAACGAAAGCATCGAAAGAACAGAAATCCCAGACCTTGGCCGCTGTCGCGGCGCTGCCGCCAAACTCGAATCCGCGCACAAGGTTGTCGCCAAGAGAGGTATAGCGCGTCCATTTTGAACTGATGGTCGCATCGCCCGGAAGATCGAAGCCCCAGAGCCGCGCGACGTTGGTCGACCGGAACTGAACGTTGCGGGTGATGAGACCCACTTCGGCCTGATTGGGCGAAGTCCCGTTATGGGCGTTGGTGACGCCGACTGTGATCGACATGCTGCTTGAGCTGGCGTCTCCGTTGAGAATCTTTTGTTCGGTTTGGGTGAATGTGATTCCGGTCGCGGCGATCATGATGATATCGCCGCTGAGCCAGCCCGTATCGTCCGCAACCGACAGCGACGTGCCGGCGGCCGACATGTTCGCAGTGAGCTTGGTCTGAACGATGTTCTTCCCGCTGCTCCGGGATTGGCCCTCCGTGTTGAATGTCGAACCCGGCGCAATCCGGAAGCGAAAATCCCCGGAGGCGCCGAGATCAAACTCGAACACGGCGGTGGACGAGCGGGGAACGGGATCGCCTGAACTGCCATAGCTGAAGGTTGCGCCGCGGCCGATCCACACATTGCCGGAAATCCGGAACACGTAATTCGTGCTCGCCGACGTGCCGCATTTGAACGTGCAGCCATCGGCGATGAAGAGCGAGCCGTCATTGGTGCTGGTGGAAGCATCGCCATAATCAGTGCTCGATGTGGAGTCCATGGTGATGGTGACGGCGGTCGATGCGCCGGCGCCGGTATATTGTTTTGAGATCACCAGGGTGTCGCCGGCAGCGGGCGCGGCTTCAGTCGTTGTGCGCAGCGCGCGCAGCCAATTGCCCGCCGTGCCGTTGCGGTAAACCGTGACCTGTGAGGACACCGAAGACTTGACCCGGACGGAGTAGGCTTTGCCTGCGGTGAGCGTTATGGGCGAAGCGAATTTGAAGAACAGCCAGCCGATTCCATAATTGTTGATCGTGTTCTCGGCCGGCAGATCGCTCACATTCACATCGACCTGAGTGCCGGCGACTTGGGCGCTGTCCGTCGAGTTGAAGAGATCGACCGAAAACGTCCCGTTGGGCGAGCTTGAGCGGCTGGCGATGCGGATCGCAATGCCGTCGATGGTAATGGCGCCGGGCGTCGAGGTTTGCGATGCGACGAAAGATGTCGTGGTCGCCGTCGTAGCCAGGGCGGACCCGACGTTGAACAGCAGCGAGGTTGAATCGGCAACGCCCCATGTCCCGGTCGCATCGGTAAGGTTTCCGGTGGCTTTTGCGATCTTGGTAGCCATGGTTAGGGCCTCGTTCCGACAAAGGTAAGAGAAACATTCTTGAGCGTGGCGTCAGGCGTCGCCTGGCCTTCGAGGATCAGAGCGTCGCCATTGGCGAAGCTCGTTGCGCCGGAGAACCCGCCCGTGAATGCCGATGATGCATTGGTCGACAACGTGCCCACCGTCGAGGTCGAACCCGCAGCCGTGCGCTTCTTGACCGTGATATCGTAGGCGCTGGTAGACTGGGTCTCGATCATCTGACGGATATCGGTGAGGCCGGATGCGAAATTCACCGCGCCGTCGAACACATGCATGAAGAAGCGCTCGCTCGCGCCCAAGGTGGAGCCGAGTATCGCCGCGCCGATGCGGTATTCGAACGCCTCTGCTTCAACGCTGGCCAGCCGCGTCTCGTGATCCGCCGCTTCGGCTTCCAGGGCGTCGATGTCGCTTTCTGCGGCGGTGAGGCGTGAGCCGTGCGAGACAAGCGTTGCTTCGGCCGTACTCAGCCGGTCGTCGAGATCGAGCAGCGCGTCCTCGGCGTTCGCAATGCCGGTCCAGCCGGTGAAGACAACCTGAGCAGCGGTCGGCAGCGATCCTGCGAACGGCAGCCAGGAAGAGCCGGACCAGTAGCGATACTGGTTTTCGTCGGCCACGAAGATCAACCAACCCTGACCCGGAGCATAATAGACCCAAGCGCCATTGTCCCGCACGGCGATCTGGTTGGGATTGGCGCCGGCGCCGGAGGGCACGATATAGATGTCGCCATTGGACGGCGAGCCGGGCAAGGCCGTGACGCGCGAGATCGCGCGGCCCTGAACCAGGGCGGAGCATTTGCGCGCGTTCTCGTTGAACTCGCTCTCCCAGCCATCATCCCCGACATTCCGGAATGCGACCAGGCCAAGGCCCGGCAGTGTGCGTTCGCCTGACATCTAGTCCTCCTATGTGCCGCCGTAATCGAGGCCGAACCCGTAGCCGAAGCCCTGCGGCGCGCCGCCGCCGGTCGACACCAGTCCATCGGTGCGGATGCGAATGGCGTGCCCCTGGAAACTGTCGACGCCGTCCAGCGTCGCCAAAAAGACTGCATCCAGGAAGGCGAAGCCCTGGAAGTCGTAGACCTGATCGAAGGTGTAGCTTGCGCCCGTGAGGCCGGTGATGCGCGTCACCAGCGCGCCGTCCGGCTTGCGCAGCTCAATCGTCGTCGTCTGTCCGGCTTCCGGCGTGATCGCCGCGTCGGTCCAGGCAAGAACCTGCTGGTCTTCGAGGAGACGGTTGCGGGTCGCCCAGGTCGCGGTGATGGTCGCCACCCCGCGGCCGTCGAACTCGCCGAAGGCCTGGCCGTTGATCCTTGCATCGGCCGGGCGGATCGGCCGATAGGGGCGGTCGAGCACGGTGTAGGCATGGGTCGTCGCCGCGGCCGGCGTCAGCGTCCCAAGCGAGGTCTTGCTCAAGAGCTTGTATTTGGGCTGCGCGCTGGCGGCGCGAATATCGGGATCGTCGATCGGCACATCAAGATCGAACGCCCAGATCGGCGTCAGCGCCGGCCAGGCCTTGGGCGTCGTGTCAAGCACGCCGCGCTTCAAGGTCCACTTGGTGAGGGTGTCGTCGGCCGCCGCCAGGAAAGCGATCTCCTGCGTCGCCTCGTCCCCGCCGATGACGACAAATCCGTTTTCCTGGATCAGGGCGCCGGTTGTCATCGCCGGGAATTGGAACTCGATGGTCTCAGCCTCGGCGGAAAGAGGAGCTGCAAGAACGCCCCGCTTAATCGTCGACAGGCTGCCGTTGCCGAGATACTCGACCTCGCCATTGTCCAGCGTCACTTCGGTGCGCAGATCGTAGCTGAACGTGTCGACGCCAAGCTGGCTCGCCAGCACGATCACAACCGCGTCCGGCTCTTCCAAGCTCGCAGATTGAACGCGGGGCGTAAAATATGCAGGCGCCGTCAGGAAGTCGACATAGGTCATGTCCTCCGGGTAGAGGCTGGAGGACTGCCAGAGCGTCGGCGGGGCTTCGACATAGGCCGAGTAGTTGAGCGCGAAAACGTCCTCGATCAGATTGACCCTGATCTCGCGATTGCCGACCGAGCCGTAATTGATGTCGAGCACGCGAAAGATGACGTTGCTGAACCCGTGCTCGACAGAGGATAGCTTGATCACGGCGCCGGGAACGATGTCCCAGCCCGAGCGGTTCAGCATGACCGTCGCTGACTTCAACGGCGCCGAGGCGCTCCTCAGATCGCGCGCGCATACACTCGCGGCGAGGTCGCGCTTGGTGATCCCGGGATATTCCCGTGTGTCGCTGACCACATCGCCCTGGGCGATGATGTTGCCCAAGTCCTGGATGGTGACGCCGTCATTCTTTTCGTTGACGAAGTCGGTGTATTTGACGGTCAGCTCGTTGATGGTCTCGCCGATCAGGCGCTCGGAATAGGATTCGATCCTGGAATTGGACTCATCGAACGAGGGCAAAGCGTCCGCGTCGTAATCATCGCGCAGGAGCTTTAGCGTCCACAGGCCGGTTTGCGGGTGAAGGAAGAGCACGGCCTGGATGTGGTCGATCACCTGGTCGATGAAGGCCTTGATCGTGCTCTGCCGGGTCCATTCGAACGACAGGCCGAAGCCCTCGTTGAACAGCGTGGCGGCGGCAGCCTCGAAGCTTGCGGCGTCAAACAGGAGCGGGCTCGCCCCCATGCCCCAATCCTTGTCGGTGAGGCATTCATAAATGATATGCGCAGGGTTGGCGTCATAGACGATGGCGTCGGGATCGTTGGCGTTCTCGATCTTGGCGTAGGTCGGCGACAGGACTTTCGGGATGCGCTCGACCTGGACTTCAACCGGCTTGAGGTACGGGTTGTTGTGGCTCCAGGCGAAAGCCGCTTGCGAGGCAAGCGCACGCGGCCGGGTGGACAGCAAAGACAAGTAATACTGACGATAGAAAAGTGTCCCGGTAATCTGCGATTCCCCAACCTCGGATGTCGAACCCTGCAAATCCTTGGCGCCGACGAAGAAGACGGTGCATTTGCGCCGGAAAGCAGGAAGGTCCGCGCCGGTTGCTCCGGCGACCAGGCGCGCCGCCAGCGGATCGGGCAAGACCTGGCTTTGCTCGCCGGGCAGAATGTAGACACAGCCGTCCGCGCCGCCTTCCTTGGTCGGCCCGCCGAACAATTCGGGCTGGTAGACGTCGATGGTCTGAATGCCCTGCGTGCGGCCCTGGAAGACCGTTTTGCCGCCGATCTTCAACCGCGTCACGGCGTCGACCGGGCCGTAGCAGACGCCCATGTGCATCGACAGCCGGTACTCCGTGACCTCCTGTTTCTGGCTCTTGCCCATCAGACGCGCCCCTGCTTGGCGCGCCGCGCGAGCACACGACGCACATATTCGCAGTCGATCTTAGCGAACTCGTCCAGCGGCATGCCGTGGCGCACGAAGCGCTTGAAGTCGAGATTGCGAGCCTTGAACCATGCACGGGCGCCGCGAACGCAGAAGCCTGCATTCTGGATGTCTCCGATGCGGACAACCGGCTCGCGGGTCACGTCTTCACCTTGTAGGTCCGCATCGACTTCTCGCCGAACCAGAGGATGTTGAGATTGCCGATGGAGCGCGTTCCGAAGACGACGGCGACCGGTTCGCCGGATTTGGGCTCCGGGGCTTCCAGCTCGGCCGGCCCCTCGGGCTTGGGCTTGGGAGTAAGAAGGTATCCGGCGACCGCGAAGGCCAAGGCCCAAAGTGCTTGCACCAGCCAGGTCGGCATCGTTCTGTCTCGCTTCGGCAGTTGTTGCGGATAAGCTTACAAGTCTTGCGCCAGGTGTCACTATTAAGCGGACGTTCAATAGAAGAGGTTGTTTGAGAGCCCGACGGGGTTCTCGGTCGGAATCCAGGGCGCGCCGTCGAAATTGTTGATGTTGTTGTGCAGCGTCTTGCAATCGCCGGTGAGCTGGCCTTCGCTCAAGGTGAGAACGTGCGAGCAGCCCAGGGCGACCGTGACGGCTTCACCGCCGGAAAGGCCCGTGGTCGGCCCGTTAAGCAAAAGCACCCTGTCGCCGGTCACGTTGATGATAGTGCGCGCCTCCTCCCCGCCGGCGCCCGACCATTTGCACACCCCGCCGCGATAGTTCAGCGCATTCTCCGGCGAGGTCCAGCCGTTTGGCAAGGTCACGGTGTCGGTCGTGAAGCTGTCGGGAATATGGTTGGACGAGGCCGCCGCCAGGCTGGCCTGGCATTGCGGCCCGTAGAGTTGGACCCCGCATTGGCGCAGCCATAGCCGGCGCAAGCCGACGCGCTTCAGCGACGTCGTAATCGGCTCGCAGCCCAATTTGCAGACGCTTCCCTCCAAGGACGTTCCCAGGAGCCGGCCGATCCAGACAATCGGCCAGTCGACATCCGGATCGGCGACATGGCCCTGGCGGATGGTGAGGGCGACGGTGGCCGAGGGCGGAAAGCCACGCAGCAGCACGGCGATGGGGTTGTCACGCGGCAGCTCCAGCGACAGAGACTGCTTGTCGAGCGTGCCGGAGGCTTGGAAATCCTCGGTCGAAATGGGCGCCGGGGTATAAGTGACGCCGGCATAAGTGATCGAGCGGTCGGCGTTGGTGAATGCATAGAACGCTTCGGTCGCCACCCCCCATTTGAAGTAGAAGAGATTGGCCGGCGTCGCCTGCTGGCGGCTTTCTTCCAAGGCTGCAAAACTCATCTCAAGTCTCCGCGGGAAGGCGTTCGAGGGTCTGGACGGCGAGCTGGGTCTGCGCGACCTGATCCGTCGGCCATTCCATCTGGATCAGGTCGGACGCGAAGCGCGCGAGATTGAGCCAGGAGACGCGCTCGATCTCCTCGGGCTGAATCGTGGAGGGCCAGGTCCCGATCACGGTGAAGAGCGAGAACAGACCGCCTGAGTCCTCGCCCGGCTCGATGCTCGACACCACCCGGTAATAGACCGCGCCCGAATTAAGCTTCACCATCACCGCCCGGCGGACCAGATCAAGACCATAGGCGAGCGCGTCGTCTTGGCCTGCGGTGCGGAACTCGGCCTCGCCGGACGCCAAAGGCGCATCAGGCGTCAGATCGTGCTCCCAGGTCGGGATGTAGAACTCGCCCTGCCGGCCGCGCCGACGATGGAAGAAGCTTTTGATCTTCTCGGCCTCGGCCAGGTTCTTGCCGACAAACGCATGGGTGGTGAGGTCGGTAAGATGCGGGATGGGATAGAAGCGCGAGCGTACGCCAAAACCGGGATCGACAACCTCGCTCAAGCGCTGAAGCACGCGCGGCTTGCCGTCCGCCCAGTTCGAGCGCAGCAGCAGGACTTCGCGGCCGTCAAACACCGTGTCATCGACGCCATAATCTTCGATGGGCTCCGAGCCCGGCACCACGTCGAGCTGCAACTGGATCACCGCCTTGGTGTTGGTGAGCAACTGCGCCTGCAGCTCATCCGGGCGCTCGCAGATGAGGCCGGGATGGATGAGGGCGCCGGGCGCCCATATGTATCCGTCGTCGCTATAGAACTCGATGCCGGAGGTCGAAACCGACCTCACCTTGCGGGCGCTGACCCGCGGACCCAAGCGCATCACCAGCCAGGATTCCGGCTGCGCCCAATAAGGCGTGGCGTCTGTGACGATGGTCACGCCATCCGTCTCGGCGCTCACCAAGGTTACGCGCCGCGGCAGTTCGGGCACGATGAAGGTTGCTTGCGATCCGCGCGCGATGGCGCGCTTGAACTGGGCCTGGTCCGCGGGCTTGATGTGGGTGACGAAATTGATCGTCTTGCGCGGCGCGGCGCGAAGCGCGCTGCGCTGCTCGCGGCCATTGCGCGACAGGGTGATCTGGGTCTTCCACTCCTGGCTGATTACGACCTTGCTCTTCCAGTCGGGGAGGAAGGCGAAGGCGACCGCCTCGGGCGGCGTGATGCGCACGCCGACCACGCCGAGAGTTGCAACATCGCCGTTGGAGAATGCGAAGTCGAAGCTCTCGATGATGCTGAATGGCCCTTCGAATGTGGCGTTGAAGCTCGCCGAGCGCATTTGCAGCGCCGAGAACGCAGCCGGCAGGGCGGGCGCATTATAAGTGACGCCCTGATCGCCAGCGCCCGCTGTGACCGTGTTGAGCGTCACCGGACCCAGATAGGCGTTCCACACGAAGACGCTGCCATTAATCGCTTGCGAGAAGGAGCCGAAATTCAGAACCGAAGGAAAGAAGTGGATGCGGAAATACCAATCGCTCAAGAACGAGCCAAGCCGCCAGCCATTGCCGACGCTGAACAGCGTCTCGGAACGGAAGACGTAGACATAGCCGCCGGCGCCCAGGCCCGCCACGAGATAGCCGCCATAGACGCCGGCCGGCAGACTGGGCGCGGCAAAACTCGCAGAGACGTCCGGTGTCTCCGCCACGTCAAGCAAGGACAAAAGCCAGCCCACTCAACCCTCCCGATAGGCGTAGCCGACCATGTAGCTCGACTCCGATGTGCGCCATTGTCCGCCCGATCCGGCGGTGGGCGGCATTGACGTCGAGAGGTTGCGCGACAGAGCCGGATAGGCATGCCAGGTCTCTCCGGCGATATCGAAGGATGAACCAGGAGGATGGTCGAGCATGTTGATGAGGCGAACTCCGGCGGGGTGTCCAAGCGGCCGGAAACTCGTTTCGCCCGTGATCGGAACCGGATTGAACAGATTGACCGGCGTCAGAATCGAAACGCCAGCGAAGGGCGAACGCCCGCGCGCGAGATAGCCGTCATTGACGCCGTCGCCGAAGCCGCCAAATACACGGCCGGCGACCCAGCCGGACGTGATCGCGGACCCCGTCGTGGGGCTGTCGAACAAGAGCCAAGGGACCGAATTGTCGGCGTGGACGACGCGCACGCCGCCGACATTGGCGCTGCCCCACAGCGTAGAGCGGGCGCCGAACATGTAGAAGGTGCGCGAGGGCTCGCGATAGTCGATGTCGCCCACGGATGTGGCCGCCGGCCCGGTCATCGCCGAGATGACTTCCCCGCCGGTGTAATTGCCGACCTTCTGCATATTGCCGAGATAGAGATGGCGGTAGAGGTTGGTCCCGTATTCAACCACGATCCCGAGATAGGGCTGCGGCGTCTGATCGCCGATCAAGTTGACGCGCGTCGGGGCTTGGCTGACGCCGGCGAGGATGGGCGAGCGAGCGCGAGCATCAGACGTGATGTCGGTATCGCCATTGCCGTCCAGGATCATGTCGTGTTGCGTCGCCGAGCCGATGAGGGTCCGGAACCGAAAAGCCTTGCCACCGCTGACGGCCGTGATGATCGGCTCGTCCGGATTTGACGTGTTGACGGTAAAGCCGGCCGCTGCAGCGAAGGTCGCGAGCAAAGCCGGAATCTGGCCGATGGCGGTGATTGCGCTGGTCGAATACATCAGGTGCTCTCCCCTAATTGCATCGCCCACATTTCGAGCGTCGCGGTGCGGAACGTGTTCTGCATGACGATGTAATCGATAGCGTCGACCGTGATGACGTTCTCAACCGACTGGCCCCGCCCGCCGACATGGTAAGCGCCATCGAGCGCCCCGAAGGTCTGATCGCCCGGCGAAGACTGCGTCAGCGTAATCGGCCGCAGCGCCCATTCCTGACCGTAAGCCTGCACGATCCTGCTTTCGACCGTGGCGTAACCCCAGGCGTTGAATTGGCCGTCTGCGGCGATGACAAAATTGGCGCTGCCGCCAAAATAACTCGGGCCGATATTGATCGAGCCGTTGCTGTTGACGGCGGCCCCGAGCCAGTCCCCTTGCGGCGACAGCATCCAGGCTGAAGGGCCGCTGGCGCTGCCATTGGCGGTGCCGCGGGCGAAGTAGGCGTGATCGTCGACCGTCGACTTCCAGGACGAGGCCGAGTTGCTCTTGCCATAGCTGCCGCAGCCGCCGACGAACATCGGATAGGGATATTGGTCCGGCAGGCAATAAGGCAGGAAGAAGCCGGCATACATCGACTCATAGACGGTTGAGACCCGCGCGGAGGCGATAAAGCGCCGGCCGTTGGCGGTGAACCAGTAGTCCATCGCCTGCGTCCGCAAGAACATGACCACGCTGCTGGGCGAGACATTGACATGGTCGATGAAGGACAGCCCGGCGCTTAAGTAGCCGGTCATGCCGTGCAACCGTATCAACGCGGTATCCGTACCGACATTGGCTTCAAGCCTTAAAGACACGTAGATCGAATCGCTTGCCGCAAGTCCCGGCCCTTTCAGGACGACGCCATCTTGCTGTCCGCCCGAGGCCGTCCACACAACGCTCCACTCTTCGCCGGCCGAAACGAGAGCGGCATCGGCGGTCAAGAAATCGATCAGCGCGGCATAAAGGTCGGCATGATCCGCAGCGGTTCCGGTCCTGAAAGCCATAGCTTACTCCATCGCCCGGCGCACGGCGCCGGGGTTCTTGCGCACGAAATTGAGGAACGCTTTCTCGCCGACCTGGGTCGACAAGGCCTGGCTCAGCATGTCGCCGGCATCGAAAGCGTTGATGATCTTCAGCGCAGTCTGGCCTGCGGGCTGCGCGCCCGCTCCGTTGAACAAGTGACGCGGATCATCTTCGGTCAGAACTTCCTCTCCGCGCCTCAGAATTGCAGGAACCTCGCCAGGGGCAAGACCGGCGATGCCGCCGGAGTGATACCGGATCGCGTTCGAGAACCAGGCCGGCGCGATCTGGCGCTTCAACCCGACCCTGCCTATCACCCCGCCGCTATGCGCCACGGCGGCGACGACGTTCTGCGTGGCGAGACTGGAAAGGGCTGCCGCTGCCGCAGCGGCGGCTGTCTGCAACGCCACCAGGGCTTGCGTCAGGGTAATCGTCGTCGCGGTCTGGCTGGCGCTGGCGCCGGCCTCGATGCCGGTCTTGAGCGCAGCCTCGGCTGCGCCTTGCGCGAGGTCTTGGCCCACGCTGACGGCTGCGCCCTCCGCCGCCTTGCCCAGGCTGGCGACCGCTTTCGAGGCCGGCGCTTCGGCATCGCCGGTCTTTTCATCCCTGCGGTTGAAGATGTTTGCGAGAAAGCCCCCCACGCCGCCGCCATTGCCTTGGCCGCTGATGGCGTTGAGGATGAGCTGCTGGGCGATCATGCGCGACAGGCCAAGCAGGAAGTCGGCCACGAATTGCAGGAACGAGTCGCGCAGGTCCGAGAGGCCTTCGCCGAACTTCCTGGTGCCGTCCAGCCACTGGCCGATCAGCTTGCCGGATTCAACCGCCGAGTCGCCGAAGACGCGGGCAAGATCGCGATTGACCTCGCGAGCGTCGATGATGGCGCTCTTGACTTCCGTCACTTTGGCGCCGATGCGGCCGAGCTGGGTGATCGCCTTGTCATCGCCGAGCAGGATCGCGAAGTCCAGCGCTTCGCTCTTGGCCTTTTCAAGCTCGGCGGTGACCCGCGCCAGCTCCTGCTGCAAGCCGGCGGCCTCGGGATCGCCGGAAGCGATGGCTTCCTTCAGCTCGCGGGAGAGCGCGATGCGGTCCTGATCGAGCTGGCGGGCTTGCTCCAGCAGCTCCTTGAGACGGCGCTGCTGCTGCTCGACATCAAACAGCAGGCCAAGCTGCTCGCGGAGTTTCTGGAGCTGCTCTTCGGATGCATCATTCAGCTCCAGCTTAGCCAATTCGAGCTGGACGAACTGGTCCCGCTCCAACGGAATGTCGCGCGCCTCGCGGATTTTCGCTTCCACGTCCGCAATGGCTTTCTGCGAGCGCTTCTCGACTTCGAGGTCGAATTTCTTGCCGGCGAGGCGCGCGATCTCCGCTGCGTCCTTGTTCTTGTCAATGTCCGCCGGGCTGAAGCTCTGATCGTTGAGGGCTTCGGCGACCGCCTGCTCGCGCTTGGAGCGCTGGCTCTGGGCGATCTCGAACTGCAGGTCTTTCTTGGCGTCCGCGATGGCCTTGCGGCGGCGCTCGGCCTCGTCGGCAAGCTCTTTCTCACGCCGCAGCAGCTCCTTGGATGCATCCGAGGAATCCTTGATCTGCTGAATGGTCGTGCGGCGCGAGGCTTCCAGGAATCCGGCCAGGCCTGGGCTGAGAGTCTGCGCGTTCTTGACAGCGACGTCGAAGGCCTTGTTGACTTCATTGATCTCGCGAACGACGCGATCCGCGTCGGTCTCTTCCGGCGTCAACCGCTTGAGGGCTTCCGCGTAGGCGTTGGCGTCCTTCGCGCCCTCGCGCATCGCGCCGGCGGCCTCGTCGATCTCGCCAGTGACGACCGACATGCTGACGCCCGTGCGGTCGAGGATTTCGTTAAGCCCCTCGTACTCCGGACGCAGCAGTTTCAGCGCCGCGGCGGATTCGCCTTGGGCGACTTCAACCATCTCGATCTTCTTGGCTTGCTCGTCCAACTTAACGATAAAGTCGCGCAAAGCCTGGTCGTCGTTGTCCTCGAAAATCTTGCTGATGTCCTGGCGAAATTTTCCCGCCGAGATCGACCCATCGATCAGTTGGAAGGAGAGAATCTTGAGCTGCTCGACAAGGCCGCGATCTTGGGGCTTGGCGCTGATCCCGCTTGAGGCGTCAACGATGAAATCATCGAACTCCTGACGCGCCTTGGCGACCTGCTTGGTCAGATCATCGAAACTCCGGATCGCTTCGAGCGCCGTCGTCTTGGCGAGTTCGGCATTGAACTCTTTGCCTGCACGCTTGGCGTCTTGATAGGCCTCGCGCAAATCCTGAAGCTGACGCTCGTGCTCTTCCAGAACCTTTGTGGCGGGCGGCGCGCCCGTGGTAATGGCAAGGAACAGCTCGGTGATCGCGAACGTGGCAAGGGTAAGAATAGCGCCAGGAAAGCCGCCAATCGCAATCCAGGCTGCGCGCGCTGCGGTCGCAAGCGCGGTGAGGCCGACACGCATCACGCCAAGCGTGGTCGCCGACAGGCGCTGAAGCGCGATGTTGACCGTCAGCTTCTGGTTGAAGACGTCCATCTGCCGCACGGTCTGGGCGAAGGTCGAGACCAGGCGGAACACGTTCGAAATATCGATGGCCTTGCCGAAGTCCTTCCACGACCGCGTCATGGTGTTGATGCGGACGATGGTCTCGCTCGACAGATTGTTGACCTTGGAGAGCCGCGTTGCGGTCTCCACCAGGAAGCGGGCGATGACGATGGCGGCGGCGACCTTGGCCGCCAGGATGATCTTGTCGAGATTGAGGACGAAGACGCCGAGCAGCCTCACCACATTGCCGAGCGCGGCGCCGACGCCGAGGAAGAACTGCTTGCCTTCAGCCGATTCAAATTGCTTGTTGAGCTGCTTCACCACGTCGGTCAGCGCTTCGATGAAGCCGCCCTTGGCGATAAGGAGCTGCGACTGGAAGATGTTGTTGTTGAAGCGGTCGAGCTGGGTCGTCGTGGTCTGCAGCGCCGAAGCAAGCTGCGGGCCGAAGCCCTTCTCCAGCCGCTCAGCGAACTTGATCAGGGTGTCGCGGTCGGCGATGACCTCGCCCTTGCGCAGCATATCGTCGAGTTCGGCCGCGGTGACGCCGATGGCCTCTGCGAAGAGATTGAACGCGCCCGCCATACGGTCGCCGAGCTGGCGGCGCAGCTCTTCGGAGGCGACCTTGCCCTTGGAGAGAATCTGGGTGAACGCAAGATAGATGCCTTGGAGATTCTCAAGGCTGACCTTGTTGACCCGAGCCGACTCCGCAATCGCCAGGAACAAGCGACGCTGATCTTCCAGCGGAAAATTGGCGGCGTCGGCCGCAACCGCGAACTTGGAATACTCATCCGCCAGAACTGCGAAGCTGAGGCCCAGCCTGTCGGCATTGTCGGCGATGAAGCGCAGCTCGTTCTTGACCCGGCCCACATCCTGCTGGAACACAACGCCGAGCCGGCTGGTCGCCGCTTCCAGGGTGCGGAAGGCGGTAACCACGCTGCCCGCCTGGTTGATCGCATTGAAAAGACCGACATAGCTTGCAGCCAGGGCCAGCACTTCACCGCGCAGACGTTGGCCAAGCGATAGCGCCCGGCGCGTGTGCTCGCCCCAGGTGCCGACGCCGGCCGCGGCGCGGCGCGCGGCGCCATCCAGCCGATCCAGCGCGGCGGCATCCGCATTGGCTTCTTCCTTGATGCCTAGAAGGCGCCGGAGGAAGCCCTGGAAGGCGTTGCCGGCGAGCTGGGCGGTTGCGGCGGCTTGGGCCTGCTCGGCGGCAAGCTGGTGGAAAACCGGGGCGAAGCCGGCCGCCACAGCCTTGGCCGCCTTGATGCCGTTGGCCATGTCCAGCGCGACGCGCTTTTGCTGCTCGAAAGCCGCCGTGCTCTCACGGGCGGCGTTGCGGGCGAGGAGCAGCGCGGTCTCTAATTGCTGCGAGGGCTGGACCGCCGCTTTCAGCTCGGCCGACAGCCGTCCCACCGTGGCGATGGATGCCTTGCGCGCCTCGTCAAGCTCGCGGAGCTTCTGCGCCTCGGCATTGAGCGCGGCAAGCGCGCTGCGACGATCTGTGACCGGCGTCACAGCTTGCGGCTGCGTTGTCGTCGCTTGCGCCCGCTTGATCGCCTCGGCGACGCGCTGCAGGTCTTCGGCGGCGCGGCGCGAGGCTTCTGCGACGGCTTCGTTCCGCGCTTCCACACCGCCAAGCGCGCGCGAGGCCCGGTCGGCGACAGATTGGATGTCGGCCAGCTCCCGCTTCGCGCGCTCCAGCTCTTCCGCCATCTCTTTGAGGCTGGCCGCATTCTCTTCCGAGGCTACGGCAAGATTGCGGTGGTGCGCGGAGGCCTCGCGCAGAGCGATATTGGCCGCCTGCAACTGCGCCTTCTCGCGCGTGGTTGCCGCAACGCCGCGCTCGATGACTTCGACCAGCGCCTGCCGGCGCGCGGTCGCTTGCGCCATCTGACCGTCGAGCTGGCGGAACTGTGCGAGCTGCTGCTCGTTGGCCTGCGTGCCTTTGGGAATCTCTTCGCGAAGCTCGCGATAGCGCGCGACAAGAAGCTTGATCCGGTCGTTCTGCGCGGCCAGCTCGCGGCGAGATTCGGCCAGGCTGTCGACCTGGCCCTTGAACGAGGCCTCGGCCGACCTCGCGGCTTCGCCGAGCCTCGCCAATGTGGCGGCGGCTTCTTCGGTGCGCGTCTTAAGCTCGCGCGATTGATCGCTGGCGCGCTCAAACTGGCTCTCGATCCGCGTCACAGCCGCGCTGGCGCGCTCGATCTGGCTGGCGATCTGAGCCAGGCCCTTGAGGCCCTGCAGCGAGGCCTGCAGAGTCTTGAACTGATCGCCGAGCTGGCCGAGCAGGCCATCCGCCCGCTCGGCCGATTTCGACACGCCGTCCTGGGACGCCTGGAGCTGGTCAAGCGCTCCGGCAATCCCTTCGATCACCTTCAGCGCCTGATCCTTGGCGCGGATTACCAGATCGACATCACGCTTTGCCATTGTCGATCAGCCTCTTGATGTCCTTCTCGAACGCCTTGTTGGCCTTCGGCGAGAACAGCGAATGGATCGCCTGACGGTTAAGGATCGCCTCGGTCGCGATCTGGTTGTCGATGCGTTCGACAATCATCCGCGCTTCGTCGACCACAGCGCCGAGCGGATAGTTCAGAGCCTGTTGATGGCCTTGCGACCGCAACAGACTCACTTGCCGGCGGTACCCTCCAAGCCACTCGGAGAAGGCTGGAGGTCCCGTGTGAGACGACTCAGACCCGCCACCATCCTGAGCACCAACTCCCCGAGCTTTTTTGGCGGCAGCTCGGACGTGAAAGTCACGCTCCCGATCTTGTCGAGCAGATCGACTTGGACAGGGAACGGGAGACGCTTTGCGACATTCGAGGCGCCAGGATCGTCGGCCGCCATCGCAATGATATCAGCGGCGACCTCCGGCGCGGTCTCCGCAAGAAGCGCTGCAATCGCCCCCAGGTCGTCGAGGTCAGGAGTTTCCTCGCTGACGAATTTCGCGAACAACACTGGCAAGGTTTTCGTATAGGTGCGGGCGAGGCGCATCACGTCGTCGAGCGAGAGCCCCCGGAGGCGAAGGACGCCTCCAGGGACCTGGGCTTCGACGGTCGGAAAACCAAGAGCGGTCAACTGACCCATCTGCATCGCTCCTTACGGCGTGTACGGCAGGCCGTCGCGGTAGATCGCTTCGCGATCCGTCCGCTTCAGGATGTCGATCGTGAAGGGGATTTGCTGCCAGTCTTCGCCTTTGAGCGCATAATCGCCATTCGGCTTGATTTGAACGCGCGGGAAGTAGAAGTCGTGGTTCTCGCCCTTCGGGTTCTTGGCGAGGAAGCGCATCGCGCCTTCCACGGGCGAGGAGCCCGAGATGACGCGCTTGAACGATTTCGCCTGGATCGTGTAGTCGACGAAGATGTCCGCGCCTTCAGCGATGCTGCCGGTCGTCAGGATCGTGATCCGGCCCCGCTCGGCATCGAGCGTGTAGTCGGTATTGGCGACATAGAGCGTGCCGCCGGTCGCCGCAGACCGAACCGTCACTGACGCCACGGACTTGGCGCCGGTCGGGCGGGTCGAAGAGATGCCGAGCTGGTAGGTGTAGCCCTTCTGGACGTCGACATGCTGCTCGTCCAGCACAGTGGCGCCGGCGTCGGCCACGACCGAGGCCGCGCCGAAGAAGAACAGCGCAACGTTCTCGACCGAGATGTTGTCGGTCACGAGCTGGCCGGTGCGGGTCGTCTCCAGAGAGATCGAGTCGTCCTTCTCGCGGATGCCGCGATCCGAGGAGAAGTGCTCCAGCGTCTCTTCTTCGATGGTGAGGGAGAATTCCGGGGTATTGCCGAAATAGCGCTCCCCGGCCGGGGTGTAGATCGCATCCTTGAACAGGGCGAAGTGAATCTCGCCCCGGCCAAGCGTCAGGTTGTCTGCCATGGTCAAAGCTCCTGTTGGCGTTGTTGCGTATAAGCTGACAAACAGCTCACACGTGTGGTGTCCCGCCGGGGCGGGTCGGCTTGGTGCATCCTCTCGAAGCGTGTGTTGCTTGTCTACATTAAGCTGACAAACGCCCTACGGGTTCGAGAGGTCTTCGGCGAGGACGACGACCACGTTGAGCCAGAAATAGGCCGTGGGCGAAATCTCGCCGTCTGGCGGGCGCACCACGCCCGCCCCGATCCTGAAATCATAAATCTCGGCGATGCCAAGCAAGTCCTGTCCCGTTCCGGGACCGGTCGTCTTCTTCATGACCGCAAGCCGCTTTTTCACTTCGGCCATGAGCAAGTGCGCGGGGTCGGTCGGGTTGTCCTTGTCGTCTTCGACAAAGCCCTGGATCAGCAGCTCCCAATTGCCGTTGCTCAACCCGCTGTTCGGCGGGGATGGAAGCTGCTCGGGGGCAACCGGCGACTCCAGAATCGCAAGCATCGGCAGAGCGTCGTCCTGGCCGAAGATAGTGCGGCCACGGAAGACTTTGCCGGCAAGGTCATGCATATAGCCGTTGGTTGGCGTGACGCCTTCCAGCAAGGTTGTCAGCGCCTTCAAGACGCGCAGGCGAAGCGGGTCAGACATGATCAAGGTCCAAGAGGCGGAGGAATTCCTGTTCGAGGAAGTCGGCGATCTCCGGCTCGATATCGACGAAGACCCCGGCCTGGCGGCCTTGGGTTTCGTGCAGGAGCACCTGGCTCACGCTCGGGCCAAAGAGGAGGTAGAGATTGCGGCTGAGCCTGATCTTGTCCCGCTTGTTTTTCAGCGTCTCGCCGGGCCTGAGGCGGATCGCCAGGCCCAGGTTCGACTTGGTGTCGAGTGCGGCCGTTCCCGCGCGCAGCTTTATAAGAAAGGCGCGCGGAATGGCGCGAGCGCCGCCGGGCTTCACCGCGACCGCAACCCCGCCGCGGCGGCCGAGGCCGCCGGAAATGACGAAGCGGGCAAGCGACGTCGGCCGGGTGCGCGCACGCACAATGCCTTCAAGGTCGCGGCCGGATGCGCGTTTGGCCACGCGCAGGCGATCTCCGGAAAGATAGCGCGCCGGAAAATTCACTTCGCGCCTTGCTTCGCGCGCGGCCCCGGCGCGCGCGCGGTCCAGCGTTTTGTTGACTGCGCGTTGCGCCGCCAGCGCGATCCTCGCGGGGATCGTCTCGATGTCCTTAAGCTGCTCCAGCCCGGCGATCACCAATCCATAGGCCTGCGCCATCACGCATCCTCCGGCACGGGCAGGCCTGCGGACTGCGCCGCTGACAGGCGCGAGACTTCGGCTGTCTGATAGCCAAGGTCGGGGGGAAGCAGATTGTCGATGCGGTAGGCCTCGCCGGCTTCGACGGACACAATCCAGCCGCGCATGGGCTGGACTTCAACCAGATCGAACACGATGCGCGGGATTTGCTCCTGGCGCTCCGCCCCGAACTGGCCCTGGATGTCTCCGAGCGCTTTCATCTCCGTATGTATGCGAACGTTGACATCCAGCGGCTCATCATCGCCGGTCTGAGGCGGGGCGTGGGCGAAGTAGAGCGCCCGCACCTGCATGGCGTCATGCACGGTGCGGCGCATCTCTTTTTTCGCCTCACGCCATGTCGCCATTAGAGCATCGCCAGCGCATCGCGCGATTTGGGCGCGTTATCGGGACCGCCGACATTGTCCGCGGTAAATTGCGGCGTCATGTTTTCCGGCGAGTTCGGATCGGGCTGCAGCCCGGCGAGCCGGCTGGCCTTCCGGCGCTTGGGCTTGCCGTTGACCGGCTCCAGGGCATCCTCAACGACCAGGCGCGCTGCTGCGGCCTTGATGAAGACTTCTGCGTCCGCCTCCAGGACCCAGGCGCGCTGGCCGGGCGCCACGGTGATGGACTTGCCTTTATTCTCCGGGTCGTTGGCGACGCAGACGAAGCGGGCTTCAATTTGAACGAGCGACATGAACTTTTCCCTCAGTTTGTCGGTTGCGAGTTCGGAGGTCGGCGGCCCGCAGATGCAGGCCGCCTTGTCCGTCGGTCAGTGCAGGACTTACGCCAGAACGCGCGCGCGGAACGTCCGGTTCGGCGATTGCGGAACCATGAGCGGGGCCGACTGCGACATGATGAGCGTCGCAGAGGGGTCCTTCTCAGGCCACATCTTGGCGAAGATCGGAAGCGCCTGGAGCTGGGCGTCCTGATCGACGATGGCGCCATAGCAGCGCACGCCTTCCGGATCGCCGCCCACAAGCAGCACGTCCTTCGGGTTCATGAACTTGACGGGAGAGCCCGCGTTGTTCTCGAAGGATTCGTCGTAGACCCACACTTCGACGCCGAAGTCCAGCATGCCCCAGAACCGAACATTCTCTTCGCGGTTCGTCTGAAGCAGAAGGCCCCGCTTGAGATCGGCCGAAGAGTTCTTCGTGTTGAGGTCCATCATCGACTTGATCTTGGAGTTCTCACGGATGGCCGTGAAAACGTCCTTGCCGATGATGATCTTGTTGAGGATGCCGCCGAACTGAGCCGCCGACATGATATCCGCCCAGAGCTGGACGTCGGCATAGACATCGTAGCTGGAATCCCAATAGCCGGACGACTTGACGACGGTATGGCCGGCGTCGCGCTTGAAATCGACCGTAGCCGAAACGCCGTCCGCGTAGACGACAGTCACGGTGCCGTCGAGAATCGCGCGCGCTGCGAGCCACTCCCAGGACAGCTCGATGCCGTCGCGGTGATACGCGCTGACGCGCGCCACTTCGGCGTCGAAGCGCTCCTGCGGCGTCTTCGGAGCGGAGCGGCCGATCTCATCGACGCCGCGCTGGAAGAAGTCGCCGGGACGCACCGGGTCTTTCGCCTTGATGTAGGCCGGGCGGAAGCTCAGCACTTCCGAACCCAGGCGCGAATACATCGGCTGGCCGACGTTCTGGGGACGAACGAACGGCGCCATCTTCCTGCGGCCGGGCAGCTTGGAGAAGATGATGTCTTCGGTCGTGAAGGTCACGATCTGGGGGAAGAAGTTGCGAAGCCAGAAGCTCTGCTTGGCAGAGGCTTTCGGGTCTTCCATGACACGGAGCAGAGTCTCCGTGCTGTAGCTCTCAAACATTGGAATTGCTCCGTGGGTTTGGGGGTTCGTGGCCGCTTGTTGCGTTTAAGCTGACAAACGGATTACGGGTTCGCGCCCGGCGTGCCGGTCGCAGGCGTCTTGAGGATCAGGCCAGGGCACCGGGCCTCCAGAGCGATCTGAAGAGCGGCGACCGAGGCGAAACCGCCGGTCGTCTGGTCGTAGTTGAGGGCCGCCGGGTTCCAGTAGCCATCCTTCATGATGGTGATGGTCTGGTCGCCGCTGACATCAGGCGCTTCGGTGCTGGTAATGCCGACCGGAACTTGCGAGCCGTCCGAAGCGGACGGATCACAGAAAGTCAGCTTGCCGCTGGACGTGATGCGTCCGACGACTGAGCGGATCGGAAGAACCGCATTCTGGTCGACAAGCACGCCTTGGAGGAAAACCTCCGGGCCTTTGCCGGTCTGGATGATCCCGGGCGGGGTGAAGGTTTCAACGGCGCCGGCGGCATAGCCGACCTTGTCGCCGAAGTTCGGAATAGTCGTCATAGTGAACTCCTTGTCGGGTTCGAGTTGCAGTTACGGCGCTAACGCCGGGCGATGGGGACTACTGAATCCAGCCGGCCGCGCGACGAATGCGGTCAGCGTCTTTCTCATCCTTGGTCCGGGCGTCTTCGCTCGTGGAAGCGTTGATGTCCGGTTGCTTGTCGCCGTCCATCCGCTTGTTGAGATCGAAGCCGGCGGCCTTCTCCTGTTTCTCCTCGGGGAGGGCTTTCAGGAAATCGGCGGCGGCTTCGACGCTCATGTCGCTCTTGAGAGCGACGTGGCGAGCGGCGGCGGGACGGGTCTTCGCCTCGGCGTGATCCATGATCGCGGCGACGCGTGCGCGCTCGGCCGTGCGCGCTTCTGCGCGAGCGGCGAGGAGGGCGGCTTCGTTGGCGGCAGCTTGTTCGGCCGCCGTCTGGGCAGTGTTGGACATTTGGAGTGCTCCTGCGTCCTGTTGGAGGGAGGCCGAAAAGGCGGCCAGTTCTTCGTCGAGCGCGCCGATGGAATCGGCAAAACCGACCGACACAGCTTCGGAAGCCGAGAAACATTCCGCTTCCGTCTTACGGACGGCGGCGTCGCTCATCTCCCGAGTTTTCGCCACGTGAGTGACGAAAATTCCGTAGAGTTCGTCGATGTGCGCCTGGATGCGCTCCTTCACGTCATCCGGCAGCGGCTGATAGGCATTGCCGTCGACCTTGTGCTTGCCGGCGAAAATGAAGGTGATCTTGATGCCGTAATTCTCCATCCAGCCTGACCAGTCGGCATGGCTGGTGACGACGCCGACCGATCCGACCCCGCCGGTGCGCGAGACGACGATTTCGTCCGCGCAGCAGATGACTGCGAAGGCGGCGCTATAGGCGCTCTCCGCGGCGAAGGCCCGCACCGGCTTCTTGGTCGCAGCCGAACTTTTCTTGACCATGATGCGGTCGCAGGCATCAAAGCAGCCCGCGACTTCCCCGCCCGGCGAATCGGCGATAAAGGCGATGCCGCGAACATTGGGATCGTCCATGCCGCGCTGGAACGCGCGCTCGATGTACTTGTAGCCCGTCGCCCATTCCCAGGCCTGATAGGGGAAGTCGTGCAGCAGCACGCCGCGCACGGGAATTTGCAGGACGCCGTTCACGACGTTGTACGGCCTGACCTGGTTCATCCAGCTCTTCGGATCAGTCGGCCAAAAATCATCCGTCGCCGCCGCCATCTGGGCGTCCAGCATCTTGTCCATCAGGTGGTGCGTCGCCAGGCCACGCAGGCAAGCAGCGACGGATTCAGAGCGGTGCGGGGCGATCAGCGCATGTTGGCCGCTGAAGCGCGCAGGAAGGACATCACTCAGCATCCTCGGTCTCCTCTTCGGCGCGGTCGACGTCGTCCGCCGCGGCGGCTTCAGCCATTGCGGTTTCCTGTTCCTGGGCGTTCTTGAGGCCGCGCTTTGCACGGTCCTCGGCCTCACGCTGGAGCTGCGCATTGACTTTGCGCCAATCCTTGCCCAGCCGGGCGCACTCTTCTTCCTGAGTGGAGATGCCGATCTTGAGGCGCGACTCGGCGGCCTTCGTCTCCTTGTCCTCGTCGATCTGGCCGCGCGAGGCCCCGATCCACTCGCACGCTGCGAGCGCGTCGAATTTCATATTGAGGCGGTCTCCGGTATAGATCAGCTCGGCCCCGTTCGGCAGCGTCTTGAAAGCGCCCTGGCCGATCATCTCTTCGAGCCAGTTGCGAAACACCAGCGTGGCGAAGCGATCCGCCACCATGCGCTTGCGCGCGCGCATGAACTTCCAGGTGTTGTTCTCGCCCGCACGGGCCGAGGAGTAGTTGGTCTCGGCGTAGTCCTTCGAATATTGTTCGTAGGAAACGCCCACCGCCGCCGCCTGGTAGCGGTTGAGCGAGGCCTCGAAATTGTTCCCGAGCGGCTCGCCGGTTCCCGCCGGCAGCAGAGTGAGCTTGGTGCCAGGAAACAGGTGCGGGATTTTGACCCCGTCGAGCTGCATCTGGCGAGCCGAGTCCGTGTACTCGCCGATGGCCCCGAGCCATTCGGTTGCGTAATCCAGGATCGCCTGATTGCCGTCCGAGTTTGAGCCCAGCGCCTCGAAGACTTTCTCAGGCGGCAGATTGCTCTCGATGGCGGCGGCAAACGTAGCATTGAGCACCGCATTCTGAAGAACGATATCGCGGAAGCGCTTGGCGACCTTGATCTCCTTGAGCGCGGTCACGAGTTCGGAGATGCCGCGGGTCTGGCCGGGCTTCATCGGCTCGTAGATATGGATGACCTGCGGCCGGCCCCAAGGCTTGCGCGCCGGAACGAACTTCCATGTGAAATTGTCGTTGATCCGGCGCAGCGTGAAATCGCTGGGGTGTGAGTTGCGGATGTAATAGCCCAGCGCAGCTCCGAAGCGATCCAGCTTCACGCCTGCGCGAATGTCGTCGATGTTGGCCTGGTCGCCGGGATTGGACAGGCGATCCGGATCAATCATGTTGATCGCGGTCTTTACCGGACCAGTCGCATAGCGAAGCCATTCGGACGTCGCCAGAACTTCGCCCGAGGTCAAGAAGGCGCCGATAGCAAGCCGCACCATGCCGGTGAAGGTGAGCGTCCGAGCCGCGTCAAGCCAGCAGTCGGGGCTCTCGGCGCAAAGACTCCACCAGGTTTCGACTTCCTCTTGAAATTCCGACGCCCAGGTCTCGTCGAGACCGAGGATTTTGAACTCCGGCTTGGAGTTCAGCATGTACTGGTCGCCGACGATGTTGTCCCGATGCAGCGCGACCGCGCCTTGAACGAACGCGTCGTTGCGCACGATGTCCGCGCTGCGCGCGTCGATCACGGACTTTTCAGGCAGGATTGCTGCGTCAGCCGAGAGCAGCGGCGGGCGCCACAGCGCTGTGGTGCGGTCAAAGCGGTTCGCGGCGTCGTGTGCGCCCGTCATCGCCAGCGCGCCGCCCGTGCGCCCCGCACCGGAGGGGGTCGGCGCGCTCGCCGGGCGCACGGGCGGTTCCGCGAGGCCAGCGCCGCCTACGGGCGCGCCAAGCAGCTCTTCGACAGAACGACGCGCGCGACCCATTAGAGCCACACCCTGAGCGGGCCTTTGGCGCGAGTGACATTCGAGTTCTGAAGCGTCAGCTCCTCGATATACGCCTTGAGCGCATCGCGGTTTGCAGCGGTGTAAACCACTTTTTCCCCGTTCTGATCGACAATTTCGCGCGCGGAAACGCCGGTCAGCAGAGCGTGATATTTCGCCTGCGCATCCGCGAGTTTTTCGGCCACTGTCATGATGGAATCCCGATCTACCGCCCCAAACTGCGGGCAGGTTGAGGGATCGTCAACATTAAGCTGACAAATCGTGCGCATAAGCTGACAAGGGGTTAGGCAAGCTTTTCGCCGAGGGCTTTGAAGTCCAGACTTTTCCGGCGCTTCTTCCACTCAGGCGCTGCGCCCTCGACCGGGGCAAAGACCATGTCGTTGTCGTCCCATTCGGCGGCCCAGATCGGAGGAGCGTCCCACTTGATGTGCTCGATCCGGATTGTCTTATGCAGGCACACCCCAAGCGAATAATAGAGCAAGTCCCACGCTTCGTTGCGCCGGTCGGGCGGGTTCTCCCAGCCTTTTGCGGTGCGGATTTCGGTCGTGAGCTGCTTGTAAATGAAATCCGGCGTCCAATGCGGAAACCGCACCATGCCGCCGGGTTCGCTGCGCGCCAGCATGTGCGCCACCATATCCTTCACCATATCGGAGTTGATGAGAAGGACCGGCACGTCGCCGCGCGCGATGGCGTTAAGGCCCTTCTGTCCTGAATCGGGCCAAACTTCGCGGATGCGCGGCGCCATCTTGGAAGCCTCGCCTTTGACGAGCTGGAAGCGGCGCTGATGCCCGCGCCCGAGCTTGTCGTCGCGAAGCCGGCGCCAGAACGCGTAGGCGTTCGCCGTGACGCCGGCCTTGCCGCCGCTGTCGCATCCGATGGCCTTCACCTTCATGCGCCGGCCGGAGCCATCGGCCAGGGGATAAGTGCGCTCGATAACAAGCGGGATGAGCTGATCCCAATCCTCCGGATAGGCAGCCGGATCGATCAGCTCGCGCTCGCCATCCTTGTCCAGGCGCTCCGACTTCCTGATCTTGAACATATCGATGAACCATATGTCGTTGCCGACGCCATGGCCGTGCACCTGCACGACGAAGGATGGCTTCGCGCCGGCCTGCACGTCGACCGTCGTCGTGAGAAAGCGCACGCCTTCTGGAACGGTCGGCTCCAATTCGCTCGACCCCCAATCGAGGGCGCGCTCCTTGAGCTGCTCGGGCAGCCGGTCGGATTGCAGCGCCCTCGGCAGATAGGGTTCGCCCTGATCCAGCGTGACAGTCGCCTTCAACTCCTCCTCGGCGCCGGTCTGCTTCCAGGTCTCCATCGCGTTGAGGTGCCGGATCACAAGGTCTTTGAAGTCGGTAAAGCCCGCGGCCGGGCCTTTCATCCAGAACGAAGCGATCTCGCTGCGCAGCGCCCTGCCCTTGACCGAGCCGTCCGGCATCCAGGCCTGGCCCTCCTTGATCCACTTGCCTCCAAGATTGAGTTCGTATTTGAGGTCGTTGGTGATCGGAAAGCCATCATGCGGGCATACCAGGACCGCCTGCTCAGCAGCCTCGATCTTGTCGAGCGAGTCCGGCCAGCTCATGAGCTTGAAGGACGGCTCGAACGCCTCGCGGCATTGCGGACAGCGCCAATACCAGCGGCGGCGGTCGCCCTGGTTGTAGATGGTAAGAATGCCGCCGCCCTTCTCATCGCCGACCGGCGGGGCTTCGTGCGGCGTTGACGGCCGCCATTTCGGCTCCCTGACCAGATAGCCTGGCGAGCTTTCAACGACCGTCATCCCGTGGCGCTTGAACGTGCCTGTGCGCTTGCGCGCCAAGTTGAAGGCCGGCCCTTCCTTGTCGATGTCCGGCGGAAAGCGGTCATAGTCGACCAGCCATACATAGCGCGTCGTCTTGCCCGATAGCTCGGTAATCGTCGGCCATTTGATGAGCAGCCGCATGCCCGACTTGAACTTGACGTCATGCGTGTTCTGGTTCTGCCGGCCTTTCGCCACCAGTGCGCCGATCTCGGGCGAGTCGCGAAACATCTTGCGCAGATCGCCCTGGCTCCAATCGCGCGCGCTCGACTGCGTCATGTGGACGACCATCATCTCCTGAACCGGATCGAGCTTGGCGGTCTGGCCGATCCAGTTGAGAAGCTGGTCTGATTTGCCGGTGCGCGCCGGGCCGACGAAAGCCAGCGCCTTGAAGTCAAGCGAGGTCAGCTCTTCGGCCGGCTCGCGCATGTAGGGCGTCTTTTCATAGCGGAACGGCCCGACATAGGAGCCTGGGTTGTCGAGCACGCGGTATTTCTCCGCGAACTCGGCGACATTAAGCCGCTCGGCCGGGCGCACCGCTTCGGCCTGCTCAGCCAGCAGCTCCTCCAGCGTGCGCGCCTCATTCCGCATCGTGAGAGGCGTCCCCGCCCGCCGGCTCACTGTCAGAAACCGGCTTGGTCTTCTGACGGTGTTGCAGCTCGACCATCTCCTTGTGGATGTCGCGCTGCACCGCGTCCATGATCTCGATCACGCGCCGCCGCTGATCGTTCGACAGAGTGCTGGTTTCCTCAAGCGTGTCGGGCACCAGCATCAAGCGGTTCTTGATGATGAGGAAGACGGTGCCGAGAAACTCGGCGACATCCTCGGCGCGATAAAGCTGGCCTGCTTCTTTCCGCCATTTGTCCTCTTTCAGCTTGGCGTCCCAATACGCCTCTTGAAGCTGGACGGGCAGATCACTCTTTGTCATCGACCGAATGGCGTGCGAGATCGCGCCGACGCTCGGAACAAGATGGGCTGCGGCCTCGCGCAGGTCGTAGACGTCGAACGTGCCTCCAGGGAATTTGCGCTTGCCCAGGACGCGGCAGTTGGCGAGCTTGGCCCGAGCCTTCTTCTTGTCCATGTGGAAGGCTTCGCTGAGCCAGGTCAACGTCACGCCCTCGCGAGGATCGGCCCAGTTGTCCGGGTCGAAATGCTGCGTCTCGTCCGGATCGGCGCCAAGAATGTCTTCCGCACTACGCGCCATCAAAGCAAGTCCTTCAGTCTCACGTCAGCTTTCCAGTCGTCGATCTCGCCGACCGTCCAGCACGCCGTTCGGTGTCCGAGTCGATGCGATTTCGGGAACGTGTTGGCCGCCATCCGACGATAGATTTCGGAGCGCGACAGTCCCGAGCGGCGCATGACTTCAGGCAAGCGAATGAAGTCCTCACGCCTCTCCGTCTGTTCAGTCATGAAGCCTCATGCGTCCTGATGCGTCCCAATTTGTCACGCATAAGCTGACAATCAACCAAAAAGCACGGCGCGCGGAGTAACCCGCGCGTCGACTCATAATCCGTCTGGAGCAAGACTCAGTCCAACAGATGCCGGAGCCTAGCGCCTTCACCCTCATCGATCTTGGCGTCGATGTAGTCGGACCACCACTGCATCATCGGCCGCCGGTGTTCGATGTACTGAGCGGCGTTATATGCAGCACGCACCTTGTCGTCCTCATCGTGCGCAAGCTGCCTCTCGATCCAATCACCGTCGAACCGGCCTGACTCATTAAGGACAGTCGAGCCGAGTGCGCGGAAGCCGTGAACCGTCTGACGCTTGTGGTAGCCTATGCGATACAGCGCATAGAGCATCGTGTTTTCCGAAATCACCTTAGTGTTGGTCATGGAGGCAAACACGTAACCATTCTTAATCGGTGCAGCCGAGATCGCCTCGCGGAACAGCTTAACGGCTTGCGCGGAGAGTGGGACAACGTGTTCACGATCCATCTTCATGATCTCTTTAGGAATGCGCCAGGTCGGCGCTTTCCCATCAAGCTCCAGATCGACGATCCGGCAGAAGCGCAGCTCGACAGTCCTTACCAGAGTGTGAAGCGCGAGGAGCAGACCAAGCCGCGTCAGCGGGTCTGCATCGTACTGATCGATTTTGTAGAAAAGTTCGGCGACTTCGTGAGGTTGCACGCGAGGGCGGTTCTTCTTCTTGGGCTTCGCCGCCAGAGCCGGCTTCAGCGAGGCGGTCGGGTCCTGGTTCAACGCCCCTTCTGCAATCGCATAGGCGAAAATCTGACTGCATAGAACGCGCATTCGGTCGGCCGTCTCGATGGCGCCGCGCTTCTCGATCTGACGCAGAGTGTAAAGCATGATCTGAGGCTCGATGCTGTTAATGGGAAGTTTACCGATTTGCGGGATGATGTCGGCCGTGAGCCGGGCCTGCTGGAGCGCGTAGTATTTGGCGTCCCAGGCTATCTTGCGGCTTGCCATGTAGCGATCCGCATAGTCCTTGAACGTCTCGCCGGACGCTTCGGTTTCCTCCATCTTGCGTTCGATAGCCCGCACCATCATCGGGTCCTGACCCTTGGCGAGGATGCCCTTGGCCTCGAAGTGCGCGATCTTGGCCTCTTTCAGCTTCATCTCCGGGTGCGCGCCGTGCGTGATCGTTTTGCGCTTGTCCCCGAAGACGTAGTCCCAGCGCCAGGACTGAGCGCCGGTTGTCGATGTGTAGAGGTAGAGGCCGTCGCCGAAGGACTGCTTCGTTGCTTTGGTCGCGAGCGCTGTATCAGCATAGGCCATGAAAACACCCCATCACGGTATTGGCGGAAAATCCGCTGCAATACCGAAGCCAGTACCGTGATCGACCCGGATTTTGTAAGCCCCCTCACCGCACCGAATGCGTGGTTAACCGCGCAATTTTATTTGAAATTCCGCGCTTCGCTGTGCTGGAGTGAGACGTATGGGGAAGACCTCTGGCTGGGGCGCTAGGATTCGAAAAGGCGCGTTTTGTAAGGCTTTCTTGCGCTTTTTTACGTTGATGCAAGTCCAATACCGTAGGCCAATACCGTGATCACGAAACGCGTGATGTGATACAAAACATCGGCACTTAGCCGCAAATGCCGATGTTTTGTACCATCAGTCGCAAACGCCGATCCTCTCAGGACCGCCTATAGGCTCGTCGATCCGAATATGCCGGATCGGGCCGCGCTTTGCTATTTCTTCTTTCCGGCCCAGCGCTCAGCAGCGGCAGCCTTCCCTTCGCGCGAGACATAACCGCACGCCGACGCGGATCGCCCGAACGGGATCAGCGCAACCCAGCCCTTTTGAACACGAAAGTCCCAATGCCTTCGCGGCCGAGCACGGTTTCGACGTTTGACGTATGAATGCATTCAAACCCCAAGCGCCACATGTACCGCACAAAGCCCTGGTCGGTGAAGTACCACATGTGTTCGTCGCGGCGATAATGCTTGGACATCAACACGGCTTCAAGCCCGGAAAAGATCGGGATCGACACCAGGACCGTCTTGCAATTGGCGAGAATCTCGTCGGGATGGGGGATATGCTCCAGGCTATCCCAGAAGGTCAATGTGTCGCATGGCGCGAGGTACGGATCGTGGAAGCCGAAATTGTTCTGGCGCAGCCATACGACGCCGGCTGCATTGATATCATAGCCGTAGGCGTGAGCGCCCCAGCGGCAAAGATTAGAGCGGCGAAGCGTATCAAGAAACACGCCCGAGCCAATTCCAATATCGCAAAGGTCTTCCTCGGCATACGCGTTGCTAAGCAGGACGCGATACTCGTTCAATGCCCGAGCGATGGGGCTTTCCTGCATAGCGCGATAACGCTCGAAGTAAGCCTGGTCGTAAGGCCAGTTGCGTTGCTTGACGGGAAAAAACCCGTAGCCGAAGCGATCATCCCAAAGCAGGTCCATGTTTCATCTCGATCTTGGTGAGGAACTCCTCGAACCTGCGCTCGAAGTTCGAAATGCGCTTATCGCAATCGTGCTCTGGCTGATCGCAACGGCAGAAATTGTCAGGCAATACGTGCTCGACGTGACGAAGCCCCATTGTCGCGTGCGTGATGACTTCAGGCGCATTGTGCGCGCCGCGTCCGCCATAGATCAGAAAGAGGGGCGTCCCAATCGCAAAGCACATCGGCGCCAACCAGCCCACGCCGCCGACGCAGACCGCGGCCTTGCGAACCAGCTCGATAATCTGATCGACCCGTAGTTCGCCATGATGATATTCGACGTCGGCGCCGCGCGGCGGGTCGCCGACGAACCTCTCGGCAGCTCCGTCTACATCAGCAAGGCTGACGACCCTATATCCGCGATCCTTCAGGGCGTAGATCGCATGCTGAACATAGGCTGGATCGCAGCCTCGGGCCTGTGATTTCCATTCCTGGCGAACCGTGACCGGACGCACGATGGCGTAGCGCGGCCCCTGCCGGACGGCGACGTCGAACTTTGGCGCATCCCAGACAAGCGGATACTCGCCATGCCATGTCGCGCGCTTGCGAAGAGACTCCACGATCCCCATCGTCTTCAATTCAACTACGCCGTAACTTAAGCGAATGCGCGGGGCTTGCCTGGGATGCTCCCAGACGCCTGGCCAAGCCGCAACGTTCTTGGCTTGCGTGCGCAGCCCCGTCTCTGGGTTCACGAAGTGCAAGAGCGGCATGTCGGCATAAAGCTGCGGCCAGGCCGTCTTCAGAAAGACACGGCTGTAGATCGCGAGCGCCGAGCGTATGAAGGGGCGCTGATAGATATTGTCCCCGAGGCCGTACATGCCTTCGATCAGTATCGAACTCATTCGCATACGCCCCCGAAGTCCCATTCAAGGATGAGGTAGTTGATAGCCTCGTACTCTTCAGACTCCGGACTTCGACCAAGCGGAGCAACCCACTCCCATTTTCGCGTTAGCTTCCAGCCCCGCGCTTCCAAGAACCGGATCGCATTCGAGTCGGACTTCCACTTCCTGTGGAGTTCGGGCGGGCCGGACGGCATCAGCGCAAAAGCTCCGCGAGCGCTACGAGGCCAAGCAACTTGTGAACGTCGCTCGCCACGATCAGAACGCCGAAGCCGGCGCAGGTCACGGCGAAGCAAGCGGAAATGATGGAAAGCTGCAAGATGATGTTGAGCACTCTGTTCATTGAGCCCGAGCCCGCCGAAGCGATATATTTTGTACCAGTTGACGGCCGAGAAACTCAGTATAGTCCGGCGGAATGGCCTCGCTCAATTCCGCAAGCGTCGCCCAGGTTATGCCCATCGCCTCGGCCGCAGCCGCTCGGTGGCCGCGCGGCCAGGCATCGCGTGTTCCACGTCCACCGTGCCTGGCGGACCGGACACGGGCATGGCCGCCATAGACGCCGACGACAGGCCCGCCGCTATGGGCGCAGAACCTTGTCGCGGATAAGCTGACATTGCTCTCAAAATAACGGTGACGCTGCAACTCGCATCCGTTGGTTCCAAGATCGAACATCGTCCCGCACAGCATGATCGGGTCGATCAGATGGCCGGCGCGGGCAACGGCTTCGACGTTCTCGATGATGTAAGGCAATCCTGTCGCCTTGAGCAGCCGGCGCGTCGCCGGGATAAGGTTGCGATGACCGCGCTTGGCGTTGTGGGCGTTGCTCAGCGCGGACCCGAATTGGCAAGGCGGGCTGGCATGCACGGCATCAAACTCGCGCCCGATCCATGCGGGGTCCATCGTGAGCGCGTTGCGCTGAATAAATTCGAACGGATAGTTGGGCTGGGGCGCCTTATCGACGCCGACGACCTCAAAACCGGCCCGCGAATAGCCGACAGAGGCGCCCCCGGCGCAGCAGAACAGGTCCAGTAAACGCATCTGGCGCGGCATCAGCATCTCCGTTGACCGGAATAATGCAAATGCCGCGCCAGCGGGCTAAAGGGACAGAGAGCGACAAGGATAGAGGAGCAGAACTATATGCGTTCTTGGAAGTTGACAATCCTTCGCCATGTCTCGCCTCGGGACGCATACAGGCCCCGCTCGGCCGGCTTCATAGAGACTTCGATCTGAACCCCGTCCTGTTTTCCGTGTTTGGCGACCATCTCCGGCGACAGCTCGACCAGGTCGACTGAGAAAGCGCCCTTGGGAACAACCCCGATGCAGATGACATCGTCTTCAATCTTGAGCGGCAGCCGGAAGCGGAGATATTCGCCGTGCTGGCTGGCCAGGGCGACACGGAAACGGTAATTGTGCGCCTTGATGACGGCGCCGACATCGTAGTCTCTGTTGTCTTTCGGGAAGGTCGGCTTGGCGCCGGCGACGGCAAGAAAGCCGGCGACAAGATTAAGGGCGCCCTCTACGGCGATCCCTCGGGCCTTGCGCTCGGCGTCGGTCTGGTCCGGCAGATGGCCGTAAGCCAGATATACGACAGGCACGTTGAGCACGGCCGAAAGATGCTCCATGGCTTCCGGGCTCGGCATCACGGTGCTTTCGAGCCATCGCGAGACGGTCGTCCGGGAAACCTCGTAGCCCCTCTGGGCTTTCAGCTCGCGGATCAGCCAGACCTGCTCGCCCCGCCCCTCGGGCGCGCGCGGATGGGCTCGCAGGGCCTGTAGGATGCGCTCGCCGTGGCCTTTGTCCTTGTCTCGGAGCGTTGGCCTGAAATTGTCTTTCGTTGCAGTTAGAGACATGTCGTTAACCCTCCGTTGGAATTTGTCACCAAAAAGTTGAGATATTGCGTAAAAGCTTACAAGTCAACCACCCTTACAGCTTCGAGAATACGATTTTGCGTCTCCTGTTTCGGGTTGAGGTAGATCGGGATGATTTCCTCATCCTTGGTGTCCTCCGCAATGATGATGTGAAGCCATACCGGATGGGTCTGACCCGGGCGGGACAAACGCTTGTTGAATTGCAAGAACAGCTCCAGATCGGCCGTAAGCCCGTACCACACGGCATGATGGCCGCCATGCTGGAAATTGAGACCATGACCTGCGGACAACGGATGCGCCAACAGCATCTTGATCTGACCGGCGTTCCAGCGCCGCTTGATGTCGCGCGGATCGCCCTCATCGAGAATGACGGCGTGCGGAAAGCGTTTCTTGATCCGCACCTTGTCGAATTCGAACGAGTAGGCGACGAAGAGCGGCTCATCTTCCAGCTCCTCCACGAGCTGTTCCAGCATGTCCAGCTTCGCGTCGTGGATATGAACATCGTGTCCGTCCTCACGATACATCGAGCCGTTGGCGAACTGGAGAAGCTTGCCATACAACACGCCGGCATTGACTGCTTCAACATCATAATCCTCCGAAACGGCTTCGCGAGCGAAGCGTTCGTACTGTTCCAACACATCAGGCGACAGAGGCACCTTGCGAATGACCGGCACGGGAGCGCCGCCTGGCAGTTTGGGGTAGTCATCCGGGCCGAGCGAGAACATGACGTCTTTGATGCGCGACATGATCTCGGCTTCGGCGCCGGGTTTGGGATGCCACTTGTGGGTGTATTGTTCGTGAACGAACCAGCGCTTATTGAACCGGGCTTTGCTTTTTTCCAGGCGTTCGCCGAAATCGATTGGATAGAGCAGGCCGAAGAGGTTGCGAATGCCGTTGGGCGCAGGCGTTCCAGTCATCTCGAATACGGTTTTACACAGCGCGGCCATCTTCGCGACGATGCCGAAGCGCGACAACGGCGCCGGCCCGCGCCGCTTGAGGTTCTTGTCCCTCTTAACGCGATGGACGCCGCCCTTAAGCATTGAGGCTTCATCGACCACCAGGACTTCATAGGGCCATTTCGTTTTGGTGGTCTGATAATAGTCCCAAAGCCAGGCAAGACCCTCCTTGTTGATGATGTGCAGACGGGCCGGCGACTGGGCAAGGCGCCGGCGCAGCTCGGTCTTGAATTCGGTCGTCGCCCGGTCAGCCTCACGCCGCGCATCTTCGGCCGCAAGCCGGCGGATAAGGCGCCCGTATCCATCGAGATCGGAAACTTGCGCCGAAAGTATCGGCGATTGATGCTTTATGCGCGCATATTCGAGATCATTGAACAGCAACACACGCGGATCGTCGTCTTCGGCGCGAAGCACTTCGTAGGAGAAGGCGCGAAGCTCTTCCCATTCCTCCTCGATCTCATCAGGCCACGTCGTTTGCGCCACAAGCTTCGGCGCTACGATCAGCACCTTGCGATGTGCGGGAATGATCTTTTCGGCGTAAAGATCGAGCAGAGCAAAAAGAACGGCGGCAGTTTTTCCGGCGCCCATATCCCAGGCCAGGATCACGCCGGGAATCCAATCGTCGCCCTTAGACCAAGGACGCTTCAAGCACGTCGTCGCCCAGAGCTGAGCCCTGCGCAGATCGGCGCGCGTCTTAAGGTTGCGAGCGGAGGGCACGGATGCAGTCCTCGATCAGCACATTATGCCGGTCGATCAAGCGCTTGAACTCGTCGAGGTTATCGATGACATGAACCTGCGTCCCGCTCCGGCTCAGCCTCTCATGCTCCTTCTGCTGAATCGCGCTGGGGGTTTCCCCTGGCCGCTTCCACTCCACCAGGAGCACAAACTTCCAGCGGTAGTAATGGCGATCCGGAGCGCCGCGCACGCCGGCATAGACGGTCTTGCGCTGCGACCAGCCTTTTGCCTCGGCGTATGCGTTGCCGATCTCCTCCAGCGATGCTTCGCGCGCCATGCCTAGTCCTTCATGAAGTAGCGGTTGATCGTCCCTGAGGCCTTCAACGGCAGGGTCTTTGCCCATGGCGGCCGATCTGACATGCACTCGATCAGCAGTTTCAGCTTCCGCTGGGCTTGATTCTCCCCGACGAGAGCAGCGAGTTGGTCATGCACGTGCAAGCGCAGCCGCAGGCCCTCGCGCTCGGCGTTCTCCATGCCGTGCTTGAGCACGTCCCGAGAGATCGCCTGATCGGCGTTCTCGGTAACCTTGCCTGGATGGGTTTGAATTTCGGTCCACTGGTTGCGGTCGTTAAGACCCTGGTAGACGATGACCCACTTCTCCTTGCCCCACGGCATCATCCGCTTCTCGATCCGCGGACGGCAGTAATGCAGCGCCCGGCCGGACGGCAGGTGCATGCGCAGAAACGGCCCGGAACGGTCGAAACCGATGACGCCGCAATCGGTCTCCTTGCCCGTGCGGATGCACGCCTTCATGGCGTCTTCGATTTCGTACCAGAACTCGACGGTCCGCTCGTATGTCTTGCGCCACACTTCGACCGATAGCTTCGATTGTTCGAGAGTGAACTGCCTTATGCCCATGTTCCAGGCGTAGCCCAGCAGACCCGTGGCCTCGATCTCGCCGGTGTCCTCATTCTCGAATTCCCCGCCGGCGCCAAGCATGTAGCCGCAGCCGAGCACGCCGGGCTTGGCCGTCGTCCGCTTGGACTTGTCGCCCGCTTTGAATTCGGCGAACAGCTCTTCATACGGGCGCTCGAACATGTAAGTCGCAAAATCGATATAGGGATCGCGATCCTTGTGGAAGACATCAAGAATCTTCTCATCGTTGGCGAGCCAGCCAAGCACGCGATTTTCAATGGCGTTGAGATCGGCATCGACGAACACCATGCCCTTCGGCGCCTGGACGACAGGGCGCACACAGGCCGACAGGACTTCCATGGGACCGAGGGGCGCTTTGTACTTACGCTCAATCTCAACCGGGGGCATGCGTTCAAGATCAGTCACAACCTCGATGAGTTTTTCGGGCTTCTCCCAGGCTGGCGGCGGCTTCGCCAGATTCTGCGCCTGATAGAGCCGCCCGGCGAAACGCCAGGTGCGCCCGGCGCCGGCGAACTGAAAGCAGTTACGGATCACACCGCTATCGCGGTCCATCGCACGGTCAAGCGCAGCATATTTGTCGACGGAGGTCTTCGCGACTTCCGAGCGGAGCTGGAGGACGCGCAGCACATTCTTTTCTTCGCTCGACAGAAAGCCCTCCTGGCCTTCCATCGATTCGATCTCGCGTTTGACGTGGCCGGCCTTGAGGTCGTGGAAACGATAGCCGTGCTGGCGAAGCCAAGTGAGCAGACTAACCACGCTGCGCGGATTCTCCAGGCCAGTTAGCCTGCGCATCTCTTCGTAACGGATCGCGCGCGCATGCTCGGCGACGCGCAGTGCATTGTTGACAACGGCCTCGTTGATGGGAATGCCGCGCTGGTTGATGGTCTGGTCAAGATGCCAGAAGGCCCACTCATCGTCCGGCAGGTCCCATTTACGCAGACGGCGCCAGATCGCGCGCTCGGCTTCGATGTCCTGGCGATTGTAGTGCTTAAACTCTTCCCATTTGTCGGGCTCGGTGAAATGGGTGACGCGCGAATATCCGCGCTTCTTCGTTATCTTCTGCGGTGTGCAAAAGAGTCGGATCAGCGACTTGCCGCGCCCGTCCTTCTTCTTGTCATTCGGCAGACCGATGATGTTGCCTACCTTATCGAGGGCGCCGGGAAAGCTCAACGTCAGGGCTAGAACCATCGAGCACCGCCACTGCGTGTGAGGGATGCCCATGTCGAGCACGTTTTTAAAGATGTGCTTCTCGAACTGTGCGTTCCATGCGCTCTTGATGATGGCCGAATCGCGCAGCGCGTCCTTAAGGTCGCGCGGCATCTTCTGGCCCTCGGCAGGGACCCATTGCTGCACGGCTTCGCTGTCAAACGCGAAAGCCAGCATCAGGGCTTCCGTGGACGGATCGCGAGAATAGCGGTCCAGGCCGCACTTGCGCAGGTCGGCCTCACTGAACGTCTCGAAATCGACAAAGAGACGGGTCATTTGCCGCGGGCCAGAGCCTGCATGCGCGCGCGCTTCATGTCGTTGAGATTGTTCTTCAAGGCGCGCGGATCGGACGGCGTCGCCGAGCAGAACACGATAGCGCCTGTGCGAGTGCAACGGAGCTTGTGATGATCCCTGCCGGTTAGGCCAACATACTCCCAGCCATCAGCTTTGGCGCGTTCGATATGCTGCCTTACGTCCTTCCTCATCTCGGCCGCCCCGGCTTGGCAAGATGTGGGGGGACGATTTCGCGGACATTGGCTTCCCACCAGGCGCGGCGGTACGCGGCGTATGCGGCCTGTTTGTCAGCACAATGCGCGCGGAATTCCTCGAAGCTCGCATATGCACAGTCATACAGTACCTCGCCCCGGTTAAAGGGCGAGGCTGCTGTCATCGGGCAGAAGACGCCGCTAGACGAGGTCACGGTCATCCTCGTCTTCATCACGGCGAGAAGAGCGGGACGAGCGGCGCGAGCCGCGATCATCGTCTTCATCGTCGTCATTGTTGCGTTTATGCTTACGACGAGAAGACGAACGGTCATCCTCGTCTTTATCGCGCGAGCGGCGGCGGGTGGACTCATCGTCACCGTCCTCGTCGCCGAGGTCTTGAAACTCCTCGTTGACATCCACGCTGCTGGCGCCGAAGCCGTCGCCCTTGCGCAGATACTGCACCGCTTCAAGCGAAGCGATGATCCGCGAGACGTGGTTCTTCTTCTTGTTCTCGTACCAAACCAGCGTGATCGTCGCGTTGACGTAGCAGCCAGCATAGGGCTTCTCATCGTCTTCGGTCAGCGGAGACAGATCGCGGTCGACCACTTGGGGCCGGCGAGAGTTCTTCGCGGATATGAACGAGATGCCGGGACCATAGCCGTCATACTCCTTCCGGTCTCCGCGTTGCAGGGGCAGGCGGTCCTTGCCGAGGTCTTCCCGGTCGAAACCGGCCTCATCCAGGATTTCATCGACCGCCGTCTCGATGGCCCTGATGTTGCCGTTCTTGTCGTTTTCGCGGTCGATCAGAAAGGCGGCCTCGAACTTCTTCGTGATCTCGCCTTTGTCGTTCTCCCTCTCGCGGGCGCGCCACAGGGCCGGGAAAGACAGACGAACGTCCTTCAGCCGCACAGTGCGGGCGATGCGATTGGTTTTCTTCTTGGTGGTCATGCAGTGCTCCATTGAGAACATGATGCTCGATTGTTGCGTAAAAGCTTACAATCGCAACAGAAAGGCCCGCTCGGGGCCTCCGGTCGGCGCAGGGCGTGGTTTTGCGCGACACGAACGGTCGCTGTCGTATAGCCGCATGCCGCCAGCATCCAGGCGCCGGTGAGCATGAACATGAAAAGCCTGAACCGCCACATCATGCGTCCTCCGCTCCTAGGTCTTCAAATTCGTGGCGCGCAACGGTGATTGCCTCGCGCTTGTCGCTGTCAGCGACCAGGATCGGCTTCGGATCGCCATGCTGAACATGATTGTCGAGCTTGCCCATCGTCGCGGCGCGCTTCGCCTTGCCTTCCTTGGTGCGTGCGGGCGTGAGCTGTTTCAACGCGTCTTCTGCTTCGGCCGGCGAGATCGTCTCCGGCGGCTTGAACGGATGAACGCCGAGCCCGTCCAGGAAGGTGCGCGCAGCGATCTCGTTCTTCCATTTGCGGTGAGGCGCGCGGCCGTAGACGGCCTTCATTCCCGGTGTCGGCCGCCCGGCGAGCGCATCGTCCAACGCGTTCTGATGCAGGGTCGCGAGCCAGGCCTCAATCATCGGCTGGTGCTTGAGAATGACAGCGCGATGCTCCGGCCGCATGTTTTCAGGCGAGGTCATTTCGATGGAGTCCTCCGGGCCGAGCTTCTCAAGACCAAGCAAGTCGAGATTGAATTTACTGTAGGCGGCGCACGGAGGGTTCGTCTTCGCGGCCTTGCACCACTGGCAGGTCTTACGACCGGGCACGAGCGGCGCATTGGGCTTCATCGCGGCCCGGCCGGCGCGACGAACCTTCTTGCCGAACTCGATGAGATCGTTGAAGCTGATCTCCCACTCGCCGCCGCCTCCGGGACAGCGAGGCTGGTAGATGATGATCTTAAGCCGACGATTGCCGATCTTGACGCCCTGGACGTTCAGCCAGGCGCAGAACGCAAGAAGATAGATCAGAAGCTGCTCGTTCCCTTCGGGATGCACGGGCACGCCTTGCCCGTATTTCAGATCAGCGATGATGACCCAATCGTCTGTGAGAATACCAACGTCAAGTGTGCCCCATTGGGCCGGCAGCCATTTGTCGAGTCGAAGCTGCATTTCATAGAATTGCTGGCCGCCGATACCCTCGATCTCGTCGATGATCGGAAGCAGGTAGTCCGCCATCTCGGCAATGATCTCGATATTGAACTGGCCGATCCGACGCTTTTGACCGATCAGCCAATGCGGCTCGATGCCGAATTTCAACGCCAATTCGAACACATCATGAGCGACCGTTCCCTCCGCCGCCCATCGCGTCTCCTCGTCAGGCAAACCTTTCTCCGCCGCCACAGAACCGGGGCAGTTCATCCAGCGGTGAGCGGACGAGGGCGAGAGAAGGGCGTGCGCAGCCATCAGGGGACCAAGCGTTGATTGACCAAGTGCGTGACCTGCTCCACAGAAAGTGAAGTCATGAAGAACGAACCGCCGTCGAATTCGACGCATGCCTTGGTGTTCGGATAGTCAGCGTCGAGCTTGGGCTTGACCGCGCGAATGTCACAACGACGGTAGGCGTACAAATTCGCGCTTGTCGAAGAGGGCAGCAAGATCAACATGTTGTACTCACTTTGCGATTCAGCGTATAACAAGCGGAGGGGCACGGGTTGAAAGCTCGCCTGCCATTTCGTTGGCGCGGATTAGAAACCGGAAAAATCGATCCGCTTCTTCATCGCCGTGATGTCCGGTTGACACCCCTCCGCTTCTTCCCTTCGGTTAGAACAGCGCGCGCTGATCTTCTTCGTCTTCGTCTTCTTCGTCGGCATCCGGGAATTTGATCTCGCCGTTGTCGAGAAATTCCTTGGCGTAAGCGATGGCCTGAGCCCACTTGTCCTCGGGCAGATCGCGGATGCGCCCGCCCTTATGGCCAAGCACATCAAGAACCTTCTCGATGGCGTCCATGCGCTTGGTCTTCTTCGGGCCTGTCGGCACGTCGAAAAACTTGCCGAAGAAGTCCATGAGATCGTCGTGGCTGAGCTTCTTCTCCTTCTTGCCGGCCTTGGGCTTGTCCGAAGTTTGTGTACGTTTTTCGGACGCCTTCGGCGTATCGACTGGGGGCTCGTCGGACGTCGGCGCCGCTTTGCCGGCGACCTTAAGCAGGGCGGCGGTATGGGCGGCGACGATCTCGCCGAGTTTGTTGTTGCTCTCGGTGTTGCGGTCGAGAGCGGCTTCAAGGGACATAATGAACTCCGGGTCTGTGTTGAACGAACGAAGCGCGCTCGATGCGAAAATCCGGTTTCCGAATCCGATTGTCAACTTTAACGTGACATGTTGCGTTTAAGTTGACGAACCACGAGCACGGCGCCTAACCTGCAAGCCACAGACCAGCTTCGTTGGATGGTGAGAACATGCGGAAAAAGAGGATCGAGGACGGCGAGCTGTATAAATTACTCGAAAGCCTCCTGCCCGACTTCAGGACGCCGACCGGCGCGCTGGACGTGAAACGGATTGCCGACGAGATCAACCTCTCCGCAGAAGGCGTCTACAAATGGCTCCGCGCCGGAAAGCTGCGGCGCACGCGCGCTCTCCAGCTCATCAAGATCGCTAACCGGGGCCTCAAACGGCCCGTCGCGCTCGAAACCGACTTCCTCCCCTTCCTCGCTTAGGTCCCGGCGTGCCAAAAGAACACGATCCCGTCCTTTCCGAGGCGCTGCGTCTGCACGCACTTGGCATCGCGCCGCACTGGCTCAAAAAGCAGAGCAAAGCGCCCATTGCCAATAACTGGTCGGACTTGCCAGTCGCCAGCGCAGAGAAGCTGCGAGACACATACAGGCAGGGATTCAATCTTGGGATTCGTCTCGGAGAACCGTCCCGGATCGGGAACCTCTATCTGCATGTCGGCGACGTCGACATCAACGACGAGTCCTATTATGAGGAGGCGCGCGCAGCCGCGCAGAAACTTTTCGGAAATTTCGAGCAATACGGAATCGTTAAATCAGGATCGGGCGGACGCAGCCGCCATATCTACTTCTTGAGCGAAACGCCCTTCCGCAGCCGCAAGCTGGCGCAATCGAAAGAGACCTTCACAGTTTACGACCCCAGGCTCAAACGCGACGTCGTCAAGCGCTGCTGGGAGATCGAGCTGTTCGGCACGGGCAAACAAGTCGCCGTTCCCCCGTCGCTGCATGACCGCACAGGCCAGCCCTATGTTTGGCTCAAAGCCTTCGACAAAGAGACATGTCGGGTCATACCGGCGCACGTAATTGAGAGCTGGGGCGTCGCCAAAGCGGACGAACAGCAAGCAGACGGCGAGGCTGTAGGCAATCTCGATTATGTGACCGGGCGCCTCATGCTGCCGACCCGGCAGATCAGGGGCGTCCTGGCCGCACTCGACCATGTCGACTTCTGCGAGGACTATCACGGCTGGATCAAAGTCGGGATGGCCCTGCACCACGAATACGCCGGAAGTGAACAAGGCCTTAAACTCTGGAACGACTTTTCCGAAAAATCCGGCAAATACGATCCGGCCGTCTGCGACAGCAAATGGAAGAGCTTTGGCAAGGTCTCCGGCCAGCCTGTGCGTTTCGTCTCCATTGTGCAAGACGCAGACATGCTTGGCATCCTTACCGACGAGCAGCGCGAGCTTCTGGACCAGGAAAATGAAGCAGATGACGGCCAGGTCGTGGCCGGCCCGCGCCGGCTCGAACCACTCGACGAACTCGACCACAAGCCGCGGGCCTGGCTTGTGCCAGGCTGCAAGTGGCACATCAGGAAGAACATGACTCTGACGAGCGCCGCGCCCGGCATCGGCAAGACCACCATTGCCCTCGCCGAGGCCGTCGCCATGGCCTCAGGCGTTCCAACGATCATCCCCGCCCCCCCAGAGCCCCTTAACGTCTGGTACTGGAACCTAGAAGACCCGGTTGAGGAAATCCGGCTGCGCATTAAGGCGATCTGTAAGCACTACGACATCGACATGGCAGCGGTATCCAAACACTTCTTTCTCAACGGCGCTGAGGACGAGCTGATTATTGCGCGCGAACTGAAGGGCGGCCTTAAGATTTATGTCCCGAAGGTTGATGCAATGATCAACTTCGTGCGCAGCAACGATGTCGCTCAGCTTACTCTGGACCCGTTCGTATCCTCACACGAAGTCAACGAAAATTCGAACAGCCAGATCAACGCGGTCGCGAAGGCCTACAAGCGGATCGCCATCGAAGGCAATTGCGGCATCCAAGCCGTGACGCACAATCGCAAGGGCGGGCTTGGGCAAACCGAGTTCACAGCGGACGACAACCGCGGGGCCGGCTCGCTATCGGCCGCGGCGCGTATCCACCGCACCGTCAACCGCATGACTGAGAAAGACGCCAAAGACTTTCGAATCGACGACCATCCCTGGTCCTACATTCGGATGGACAACGGCAAAGCCAACATGACGCCGCCGTCCAAGAACGCAGATTGGGCCAGGCTGGTCAGCGTGCAGCTCATGACCCGCAAAGACGGGGAGATCGTTCCCGGCGAGAACGTCCAGGCCATTGAGCGTTGGGAGCCTGTGTTACAGACCACACTCGACTTTAGTGAGCAACAGCGCATCCTCACAGCAATGGGCAAGCATGACTGGAAAAGGGACTATCAGGCTAAGGATGAATGGATCGGCCACCCTATTGCGGACGCCATGGGATTAGACGTCGAGGATGAGCAGGACAGGAAGCGCATCAGGGAATTACTCAAAATCGGGCTCGCCGAAGGGTGGCTGAAAGAAGAAAAACGCATCGAGGGGGGCAAGAAGCGCCCATACATCATCGCAGTCAGGAAAAGCGTGGAGTCCACGTCGCGGGCTGCGGGGGGCGAGCGCGACGTGGACTCCCTAGTTTGACCCAGGCTCCCGGAGGACCGTTGCGCGGCTTGGAGCCTAGAAATCCGAGCATGTAGACAAAACCTTAAAATCCGGTGAAGACTGATTCATCATTTGGGTAGAGAGGAATTCGCCAAATGCCTGGATATGACGACACGCTAGCTTCGCCCCAGTTGAAGAAACTGCTGACGTCACCGCCTAAGCCGCCTGCACGAGTAAAGGGCAAGAAGAGTGACCGAAAGCTATACAGAGCCTTCGTCGACACCAGAACAAATTGGGTCGATCAGGTACAAACAGCCGGCGGCACGCTAGAAGACGCTGTGAAGGCGTTGAAGACAGTCGGCCACATCATCACGGAAGACGGCCTCAAGAACCGAAAGTACGCAAAGTTCGGATTAGCAGCACCGAAGACGCGACGATTTGAGAAGAAGGACCTCGAAGCGCTCCAGACTCTCCTTAACGACTTGGTAGAGCGAGCTGTGAGACCTGTGCTCCAGGAGAATGCTCGCTTGCGCCTGATCGAGAAAGAGTACAACGCGATGAAAGCCCTGCTTGCGAAAGTCTCGCTCGTTGCCGGAGAGGATTCACACTGATGGCCGCCTCACGACCGATGACGCTCAAGCAGAAAATTCGACAGTTCAAGATCGAGCTTGAGGAGATACGCAACGACTGTCTCGATGCTCAGAGCGAGCTGGTTCTCGAATGCCGACGTGCGCTGAACCAGAAGGGCTGTGTATGGGCGCGCGTCGCACGTGAAGCGGGCGTCGGCCCTGAGACGATCAAGCGCTTTGCTGAGGGCACGACCACGTATCCGCGCTTCCTCACCGTGCTCGGCATCCTAAGAGCCTGCGGCTACACTATCACCATCACGGAGCCTTCGGCGGCTGGCGTTCAGAAGCTGGTTGCGCAAGCGGCGCCCTTCGAACGCAAGGTGCAGGAGGCGCGCGAGCGGCTCGGCATCTACGCCAAGCCGAAGGTGGTTGAGCCGAAGCGGCTGCACTCATGAAACGGAGCGAAGCATGAAGGTGTTGCAAAGCATCCTGTGCACGCCGGAAGAGCCTTGGGACCACAAACCCACGAGTGGAGTGGTGCGGCACACCGACGTCGAAGAGATCGGCGAGCAGCGCGACGGCTGGCCCGCCGGCGACATCCAGCGCATGCGCTGCCGAAATTGCGGCCACGAGTGGGATGAAGAGCTGCCGCAATAACTTCTGCCTCGCTGGGGAGCGGGAAGCGGGTCGCCGGTCCTTCGGCGGCCCGTTTTTCTTGGGACGCATGGGGACTCAAGTCGAAAATCCGGTGGTGCGCAAATTGGTGCGACTTTTTCCATTTCTTTGGAACCTGGAATCGCGCGCACCGCACCCCCGCCCCTAAAGAGGGGGGCGGTGGTGCGTAATGTGCGCTACTGCGATTTTCCGCGCCCTCGCACCACAATAAAAATGGTCGGTGCGAACCGGTGCGCGGTGCGTAACCCCAAACTCCTGCGCAAAAACGGCCAACCCGGCTAAAAATGCGTCCCCATGCGTGCCAATACGTCCCAGAACTTCTAAAGGTGGGTCCCTATGCGTCCCAAAACTCTGATAAGCCGGGGCTCAGCGCCACCA